TAGCTTCTCGCCATCGGCATATAACTTCTCGCCCTCGGCATATAACTTATAGCCTTCGGCATGTAGCTTCTCGCCTTCGGCACGTAGCTTATAGCCTTCGGCATATAACTTATAGCCTTCGGCATGTAGCTTATTGCCCTCGGCACGTAGCTTATTACGCTGTAGCCATACAGAATATAGTTTATTCATCGTCGTTCGTTTACCTTATACACGGATCAAGTCTTTCTTAGTCATACTTAAAACCCGAAGTCTACATATACTAGACGCTTCTGATTACCTACTTCAACGTAACCTACGTTACCTTCGTGAAAGTCAGTATGGTAGAAACCAAATACCTTGTTAAACAATTCACACAAGGGTTCGTAAACTTCTTTCTTATAGATCCTACGCGAATCTACGTCCGCTATCTCAGTTAGGTATCCGTACCCGAACGCGCTACCATTCGTAGCTATCACCTTAAACGTAGCACCCAACACAGCAGGAGCTACACCGCCCCTGAATCCCTTAACTTGAAAGCGTCGGATTTTATTACACTCACTCGGGCTCTGGAATAGCTTAAGCCCGACTCTATTACCTTTCCATTTCAAGGTATAGAACACACTATCAATACCGTGGGCCTTATACTTAAAAGCCTTGAATGCTCTGATATTAATAGATTTCATGACCTATTCCTTGTTTAGCTAAGATTGAATAGATTAGGAAGGTTATATTACCGTGCAATTGGGCACGAACCTAACCTATTCAATCTTAGCTAACTCCAAAGGTTCTTATCTGCCCATATCAGCGAGTCGCGAGAGTGACAACTCAGCCGCTCGCATCTTACCATCCGAGAGCGCGGCCCAAAAGAATGCGCTCGCATTCTGATAGACTACCGCGTTCAAAAGCGCAGGAGCGTACTTTTGTGCGACCCTGTACGCATCCGAAACATCGTCGTGCAGCGTAATCATTGTCAAACCTTTCTAGTTAATTGAAACGTATTAGCCTAGGCTCACAACCTAGGCTAATCGGTTTCACCTAACCAGAGTTAGGCAAGCTTCACGAGTCCCGACTCGATACCACGCGCGAGCAGATTCGCCGCCGTGATATCCGACTTGCCGATTGCCTCGGCAAGCTTCCGAAGGTTGCGATGCTCCGAAAAACCCTTGAGTGCCGCAACTTGCGCCTCGGAAATCTCGCCTCGCTCGCGCATCTTTCGGGTGGAGTTGTAAGCCTTCTCGAAAGCGGCCTCCGACACGTTCAGCGAAGTCAGAGCCTCCTGAACCTTCGGAGCCTGAAGCGCGCGGCTCCAGAATGAACGCCGCTCGCGAGCCTTGCCACTCCTACCGCCGCGAGGCTTGACGGTCGAAGTCGTCGTAGTCGTATTCTTTGCCATGATGTTAACCTTATCCTTTTCTTGAGTTAGTGCCGATTGAAACATTCAAGCGGCGTCTATTGAGTGAGTGTACCAGAATCTAAGAAAGTGTCAAATGTGACGTTTCGGTCACACTAGCGAGCATGCGGCCCACCCTTCCAATGCAAGCGCTTTACGATGCGCGCACCTTGCGAGGAATTCAGCGATCCCGTGGAATCATCCTTCCATATCCAAGATGCGGGAATCCGCGCGATTGCGTCAAGGGATAGGAGCCACTTTCGGAAAGCCTTTCCGCCCTTATGACAACCTAGCGACACTAGGACGCCTTTGCGAACCCTGGAACGTCTCGGGGACATTGCGTCCCATCCCTTGCGAGTACGCGGCACGATTACCAGCGAACCCTGGGGATATAGCTTGACATAGCCTGCGGTCCCATTCAGCATCCCGAAAGAGAAGCCTAGTTTTTCCAGTGTCACAGAATCGCGCATGATGTTACCTTTAGGTAAGCTAACGTTGACCGATAGGCTAAGGTTAGCAACCCTAACCTATTCGTCAAGGCTAGAAATCCTCGCAGATTCCTGAAACGAGTGCATCGACAAGCGCAATCGTTTCCGCGCATAGCGGCACTTCCGATGCTAGTCGATCCGCTTCGCACAGTAGCTCCCAAGTTACGTCGTCCACGTTAGCTCCCCGATCCCATGCCGCGCTTGATAAGGCGCGCAGCGACCTTCGCGGAAATCGGTAGAAACTCTACCGAACCGTCTCGCATGAACGTGCAAAGATACGTAACCTTACGCCCTTTGCGGTAGCTGAATTGGACCTGAGTATACATTTTAGCTCCCGTTGAAAGTGTATCGTCAAGGGTGAGTGACCCAACAGGGGAAAGGGTGACGCTTTTTTTTGAACATGACGAAATTGTCATTATTGCCGCCCCCCCGGGGACGAAAACCTATATAAGAGATAGGGAGCGACAAACATTAACAAGTAGGCAACTAAGCTCGCAACTATGCGAATTCATTGAGTTATTCAGGAGTGTGCATGACACGAGCTAAGTATGCGGAATCATTGACGAAATTCGGCCACGTTCTAGGATGCTCCAGGATCGACGATCGGCTACAAGGCGCTGGTACAGGGCGGGGCAAGGCATAACGTTAGCAGGGCAGGCTACAGTGAGTCTGACGAATAACGTAATGGATACGCTCTGGTTAGGAGGATAGTTGCACAATGACCTAGTGCAACATGCTAGCAATCTGTAAGCAGTAGAGGGTAAGTAAGCACGCAATGACCACGCAAGTAATGCGCAACAAACATTATAACTCTGCGAATTCATTAAAGAATCCAGAGTGTGATTCCCCGCCGGGATCACAATGCGCAGAATGCTAGCAACTAATAGGAAGATGCTAGCAAATTAGGGTACATGAATAGGCAACTCCGACTCTGCACAGTGTACGGTCAAGAGAGCGCATATTGCACATGCAATTAACCAGCATATAATAGGCAACTAATACGCAATCATCATACTTGCCGTTTAGTTGCACATCAATTGCGTATGCAAATAGCTAGCAGATAACAGGCAGACAATAAGCAACTATCCTAGTTGCTGGTTAATTGCACGTTTGATGCGCATACGGTGGGCAGGGGTGTGCAGGACAGGTTGGGTAGAGTACAGTAGTGCAGATTGTTGCGGAGCAACTAACAGGCAACATGGGTCTATTAGTGTGCAGTTATTGTGATGTTTATAGGTAAAAGATGGGTTAAGTGAGCGGACATATTGACTATTTAATCCCATGATTAAATAAACACGCAACATATGCGCATGGAATGCGCAAGTCTAGCAATATCAATGGGTTAGCCTACCTAGTTGCGTGTTACTGTACCCTAGATGCACTGTAATGATAGGGATAGGCAACTAACAGGCAAGTTCGAGGGGGGGTGGCCCCCAGCGGGAGCATTGCCCCCCGGGGTCTATCATGAGTGCCCAGGTATTTTGCCGATTTGGTGGAGATAACTTAGGTGCAGGTTTAGCTGGAAAGCGGTTTACGTGCCACTCTAAGAGGTGCGGGTACCAAGGAATGCCTTATTGATGCTAATAACGTTAAGAAGGTCAATTTTCAAATGCTCTATGAAGTATCCAAGATTGTAGTCATAAAAAATGTATACAAAAGACCTATTGTGTGACGGGAATAGTTTGTAACGATTATAGTCTCTACGTAACACGGTAGAAGCTCCTAGAGGGATATTCGTTCACCAGCCACTCAACGGCCAGAGGTAAGAAGCGATAAGAGCAGTGAAGCTCTATGTCCTTACCGTCAAATACGTAGATAGAGCCCCAGGACACTATAACGTTATCGGCCACAAAGTTTAACCTGATGTTAGTTGTCTTATGAACCCCGTGACCGGGCCATGCCTCTACATGGTATTTACTGAATAGTGCTCTAGTTGCAGGCATATACATCAATCAGCTCTAGAGTGTTGATCTTTAAATCATTGATGCAATACTCTACTATCAAGGGCGCATAGGTTTCCCAACCTGCATGGTATTTAATCAATATGTAAGATGGGCAGTTAAGGGTGTCACTATAGATAATATTCTCTATACGGAACGTGGTGACTTGTTTACCACAGCCTAGGATACATATGTAGTCATAGCCGTTGCCGCTAGTTATCATTACTGTGTAGTTGTTGAAAAGATCATCGTCTATGAACATAGTGTACCTTTACGAATGAAAGGGGCGTGTTCGCCTAGCTGATGGTTTACCATCCACTCTACCACTAGGCCAAAGTATTTGACCACGTAGGGTTTAGTGTGTCACCTTCACGAAGTTATCGTAATAAATAAAGAAAGATAATTCCTCTAAGATTAAATTATTTTCGTAAACGATGTTCAATTCGCCGTAATTCTTATAGTCAACCTTATTGGAGACAACTATGGATACGCCTTTGATATCGTTTCTTTTGGTCATTTTACTGTTGTGATCTTTACACTCTGGGAGTACACCTTAGGACTGATCTTAGTAGGAGATATGATCTTCCACTTATTCATTAGGTCTTCGATGTTCTGTTGGTACATCTTAGCGAATTCATTAGCTGTGAACTGGTTTAACCTGGGATCTGTCATTTGCTTATGTTCATCAGATAAATGCGCAGCTCTAGCCTGTTCTGTGGCCTTATGCTCCATGTAGAGAGCTTGGATGTATTCTGCGTCTATTACGTCTACTCCGTGAATTTCGTCTTCTATCCTATTGATTCTAGTTAGAAACATCTCATTCTTAGCGTTACGCACTGAAGACCAGGGCTCACATATTGCTGTGATGGTCTGGTTGTGTTCTGAGTTGAAGAACGCAGAGCAGACCTTCTTGTGGTAGTAGTAAAAGTCATAATAGTCCTCATACTGCCAAGTGCTCTGCTTGTGTTCCACTTTAACTAAAGAGCACTGATTGATGATTCTTCTAGTAATGCGCATGTTTTGATCTTTCTTTCTCGTAATAGTTGATTAGCCACTGTAGGATCTTTACGGGGCAAAATCCATCCTTTGTTCTGTGGGCAACGAACTCCAATAGATATTTAGAGTTGTTGTTAATGATGAATGCCCCAACCACGACTGCACCGTTCTAGGTGAGACACCTGATTCCAGGGCTAGGGTTGCAAATGTGTGTCTTAAATCATGTATTGTAATATCACGAATTCCTAATAATATAGTCACCTTCTTCAAATCAGGGTTGGGATCGAAAACGTTGAAAATAGCCTCTCTAGACGGTTTTGTCAAGTAGTCTCGTTGTTCTAGTGCTTTGGCTAATCTTTCACTCAACGGTACCTGCCTAGTCTTCCCGTTCTTTGTCGGCGCACCTCCGTACTGCCTAGACACGGTTATGCGATTACGCAAAGGATCTATGTCCCCGTATTGTAAACCAAAGATTTCGCCTCTTCTCAGTCCCGCATGTATTCCGAACAAGCAGATAATATACAATGTCGATAACTGTTTAGCACTTAAATAGTCTAAGAGTAATTTAGCTTCTTTACTTGTAAGTGACTTTATCTTTGTCTCTTGTTTACTCTTTTGAATCTTCCTAATTATAGGTGCTGTGTGCAGAGGAGCTTGGCCTGTCCATCTAGCATATTGATTAGTAAGTTGGACCATTTGTTTAATAGTCTTCTCTGACATCCCTTCTCTGGTCCAGTGTTTTACCAAAGAAGTAAGGTGTTGTTCAGTTACAGGTGTTATAACAAACGGTTCTATGTGATTTTTGAACAGACTATTATAGGTAGTAATGGTACTAGGACGGCCATATAGGCTTTTTATGAAGTCATGCATGTCTTTGACCTTCTGTTATTGCCTTGTTCCTTCCATGTTGACCACTTAACATTACCGGGTTCATAGTTGCCATCGTTGTTAACTCGGTCTAATGTTAAACTTTCTTGCCACGTAGGAAACATGTCATCTCTAAAGTTATCAAATGATTCTAACCATCGGTCACAGACTTTAATACCGCGTCCTCCGTAATCTTTATAAGATTTATTCTTTGGATTATTACACCGCTGTTTCATTGCAATCCAGGCTTTGTAAATAGTATGTTTACGCATACCATGTTTACGGTTCATCTTACCTGTCTGTGTCCACTCTTTAGCTAAGCAACCGCATGACTCAGTATTACCATTCTTTAATGTATCACTTCTTATTACGGCTGTATTTCCACAGTCACACATACAATGCCAGTAAGCATAACGTTTATTGTACGCATATGATACAGCAATTAATTTGCCAAATCTTTGTCCTGAAATATCTTTGTAGTGCATATAATACCTCGATTATTTGATCCTCTCCCTTTATCACTTAATTATACCTTAATCTTTGGCCGACATGTGATATGTTTACTTGAAGTGATTTGAATATGGTATAATTACATAGAGTAGTAGTCTGTTCGGACTACGATTAAAGGAGCAGATAATGAGTCATTATGGAACCGTGGTAACACGACTAGATAGTACAAGCGGTGTTACGCAGTTAAACGGTGGAGATTCAGTAGCAGTACATAACGTACTGGTAGCGAATTCTACAGCCGGTGCTGTGGATATAGCTTTCACACAAGGCTCTGTTAAAGGCGATATTACGGTAGGTGTAGGTGATGTTACGGTCCCCGCAGACAATTCTACTGAATGGAACCCACATGCGATATTTGATAAGGGTTTCCGTGTACCCGCTTTAGCGTCTGGTGTAGTTGTAACGATAAGCTGGCGTCCAGGCGTCTAATGTGGCTACGACACAGTGGAAACGTCTTAGAAGTGTCAGGGAACCTGATGCTAAAAGTTCAATATGGTCTTTACCGATCAATGACGAACATCTTTTAAACACTGGTTCTCCTGAGGACTTGTTTCTAAACCCCGAAGATTTTGATATTGTACCGGAGCGCATACAAGAACATGAAACAGTATGGACAAAGGAAAGTGCATTGAGCACGCCTAACTGGTATACATTCGACCAACCTCTATCAGTATTCTACGTTAGAGACGTATGGGATGGTGAAGTTTAATGCCTGAGATTCAGTCTAACCCTGAATTCTACAGTCCGTTACCGCTATTCGGTAAACGTTTGAATTTCCAGTGGGGAAATTTTCGTCAAGATTTTGCTGTATTAAAAGCGGTCGCGCGTGCGCAGGTACAGGACGTTGAGACAGGTGATGATTTTGTTAACGCTGACAGAGTTCTAGCAGGCTTAGAGTTCGGTGAACAGACTAGTAATACGGTAACGTTCAAGAATCAGTTTAGGCTCTTCTACGATAAAACCTTAGATAAGTTCTGTATTCAGCGTAACACAGGCACAGAGTTAGTCCCTGTATGGGTTGATTACCTGTGCATTGACCAAGTTACAGGCATGGTTACGGTTATCGGTCTTGATGCTGGCGCATTGGGTATCGGATCGGAAGGCGGGTTCTACGGCCTTCCCGATCAAAGGATGCAAAGAATTGCTGAGATTGGTGCGGAAGCAGCTACATCATTTAGTCCTCCTTTTACAGATGCTCTTTTCTTTAACACTAGTGATTTCTATTTAACTCCTAAAAAGGGGAATCCGTTTAGAGGAACTGCTGTTGTTAATGCTAAGAATTCATTTGGCTTATCTAGGATCTTCTCTGCTTCAGGCGGCGAGTGGATTATTAACCACAACTTCGGCATCTCTCCTGTTATGGTACAAGTATTTGATGACCAAGACAGGGTTATCATTCCTGGTGAAGCAGATGTAAGCGATCCTAATACGGCATTCTTCTACTTCGATTCAAGTATTAATGGTAGAGTAATTGTATCAACAGGCGCTCTAGGGGCCGCTGAATTATTACCGCTAGATCCATTTTATCTTCTTGTCAGACATACAGACAATGCCAATGTACCTAGACTAACACCGTTTGCTGATTTATTACTTGATCCAGAAGATTTCTATGTAAACTATAAAGATGATAATAAAGTCTTTATAAGTTTAGGTGATAGGTTTGCTAACCTCTCAACTATAGTTGATTCTATAGTTTCTGCTGCCGCGAATCCAGGATTCTACGGTATTACAGTTAAACACAGTAATGACAGTCAAAGTTTCCGTGGCATTAATGTAATTGCTTTTAATTCTAATGATTTCTACGTAACTCAGAATTCACCTAATACAGATGAAGTTGTAGTTAACTTTAGAGGTTCAGTAGGTAGCGGGAGCGGAGTTACAGACCACGGTGCTCTTACAGGACTTGGTGATGACGACCATACTCAATACTTACTTAGAACAGAAACACCTCCGGGGTTCTATGGTATCTTTGTCCGAGAATCGGACGGTAATCCTCCTACCTTTAAGAAGGATACTTTAATATTTGATAGTGCCGATTTCTACTTACATTCAGATTCGACTGGTAAGCCAACTGTAAGTTTACGAAATCAAAGTACAACACAGACTACTACTACTGTTATTTCATCAACAAATGCAGCAGCATTTGTTCATACTCAAGGAATTGCTGCTGTTGAATGGACTATAAATCACAATTTAAATAACAAAAACTTAATTGTTCAAGCATTTAATAATGATGATAGAGTTATAGGATTTGACGAAGCTGATACTAGCGGTCCAAATACTGCTTTTTTCTACTTTAGTTCTGCTGTAAGTGGTAAAGCAGTTGTCATGTCTACTGATATAACAAGTGCTGATGCGGCGAATTTCTATGGTATCACAGTTAAACATTCAAATGACAGTGAAAGTTTAAGCGGAATTAATGTAGTAGCATTTGATGTTAATGACTTTTATATCACTCAAAATGTTCCTAATACTGATGAAGTTTTAGTAAGTTTAAGAGATAGAACGCCTGTAATTACAGACCACGGTGCTCTTACAGGACTTGGTGATGACGACCATACTCAATACTTACTTAGAACAGAAACACCTCCGGGGTTCTATGGTATCTTTGTCCGAGAATCGGACGGTAATCCTCCTACTTTCCGTAATGATACTTTAATATTTGATAGTCAGGCGTTTTATTTACATTCAGATTCAGTAAATAAGCCCACAGTATCCTTGAGAAGTATAGGCGAAGTTAACACCGCTTCTAATTTAGGTTCTGGTTCTGGTGTATTTGCTCAAAAGTCCAATGTTGATCTTCAGTTTAAGAGTTTAATTGCTGGTTCTAATATTACGTTAACCCCTAGTGCTAACGATATTACGATAGCTGCTATCGGTAGCGGAATAGATTTATTTTATAGTAAATTAAGTAATCTTGAAGACGTACAAATTAGTAATCCGCAAATATATGACTTTCTTCAGTTCTATTCAACAGAAGAAGGACGAGCTAATAAGTGGGTAAATAGAGCATATTTACAATATGCTCCTGTTACAACAGAGTCAACGTCAAATATTGCTCAAATTCCAGAACTTCAAAATAATACTGTAGCTTTATTCACCGCTAGAGAGATTGCTAGTAATCTTCCTAGATTATGGGTTCAATCTGGCGGACTAACTCTTGCTGGTACTATAACTACACCGCCGCCATATGATCTAAGTAGAGATAGTGTTACTTCCGGTGTAAATCTATCTGGAGCATCAATAACAAGAGGACAAATATTAGCTCCTTTTTCTTCGGCCGGCGCAGCAGCCGCCTCTGTCATTCGTGTCACGCTGGCAGACGCCTCTAGCACTGGTGCGGCACCTGCCATACCTGCGATCGGCGTGGCTTTAAATGGCACAGGGGTATCTGGTACACTAACAATGTTACTGCGAGGTATTGTAGGAGGGCTAGATACTTCAGCATTTGCATATGGGGCACTATTGTATGTGTCCACAACACCAGGAGCTATGACTACTACACCGCCTGTTGGTCCGAATTTAAGACAAGCAATAGGTATAGTTCTTAGATCAAACGCTACAACTGGTAGAATATTCTTTAATATCGGATTAGAAGATAGAAATATTCAAATAAGTGACGGCACTAATGCCCATCTTAACTACAAAAATCTATCTGTAAATCACGACCATTTCTATCTAACAAGAAGTTCAACGGCTACCGGCGGTTCTGTAATTAATATTGAAAGTAATGTTAACAGTATTATATTACCTGGCAATGATTCAATTACAACTACTGAAACAAATATAACTGGTGGGACAGGTTTGTTGTTCCCAGGATCTACAAACGGATTACTTTCTTATCTTTTGACCGGAACTATTAACTTTGACGATCATGCCGGTGTTTCAGGATTAAGACAGGTTACTATAAGACTATACACTGGAGCAAATGGTATCTTATCAGAAACATTACGAAATACTTGGTTCTGTAATGTGGATTTTGATTTTAATAATACGCTTACATTCTCACATAGATTTAATGCTCCCACAGATGCTAAATTTGGATTTAGTACACAAATTAATGCTGACTCTACTACAATTTTGACTTCATCTGCGGCTAATGGATTTAGTCAAATTAATATTGAAAGGTTGTGGTAAATAATTATGGCATTTTATAGAGTTAGAATACGAGAACAAATAGAAACAAATGTTACTGTTATTTCAGATACGCAAGCGCAGGCTGAAGCTGATGCTCTACTAGCTAAAATAAGTAGACCAGCTACGGTATTAAAAGTAGTTGAAATTCAAGCATTAACTACTACAGTTGTAAATACTAATGTTATTGTTGACACAGATAGTAGTTTAACTAAAAAGCGAGCTATGGTTCTAGCAAATAACTTCGCAGAAGAATTAAATAAGTTCTCAGAAGATCAATCTGTTAGAATAACACCAGCAGAATTAATTAGTTTACAAGACGCCTTAAATAATTTAACGGCGGTAATAAATACTATTAAAAATTAATATGAAACACATCGGCCATTTAGACATAGCTGGTAACTTAAAGTTACGAGGAATAGCAGTAGACAAGTTCTCTGTTGAAGGTGGATTTTATTCTAGACAATTTGGTGAAACTGCTTATAAGTCAGATATAACGCCTGGTGGTACTATAGAAGTTGCTCAGGGGCCGAATTCCTATCCTGCTGCGGATCAACTTAATTTTAACACTACATATTTCTATTTAACAAAAGACAGTAGTAGCGGCGATCCTGTTGTAAATTGGGACTTAGGAGAAGGGTTCAAAGAAAGAGAGATAGTCCTTAGTGGGGATTCTAAGAATATATTTTGGGATTGGAATTTAGGTAACAGCTTTTTCTTATCCCTTCAAAAAAATACGACCTTACATCAGCCTACGAATTATAAAACTGCTGGTGCTCAGCAAGTAAATCTTGTAATTAAACAACCTTCTGTTGGATTTTACAATGTTACATTTGGTCGAAATTTCATATTTTCAGGAGGAGATCAAGTACCTCCCACTTTAGAAGCAAATGCTATGGATATCTATAGCTTTCATTACTCGCCTAGTTCAAATAGAATATTCACAACTTCAGCAAATAATATGTTCTATTAAGATACTGATATGGGATTAATTAAATTAACTGCTATTACTGATGACCAAATAAAAGCACCAATTATTCCTAATTCTAATAATAAGTCTGTATTTTTTGATATTGCCGGAGAGCAATTAGAAGATTCAACTTCTGTATCGTGCAGCCACTTTAGAAATAATTTTACTATTAGTATTTGGTTTACAAAAGAAGCTGAATCGGGCGCAATTCTTAGTGATATAGCTGCCGCCGCCACAGTTAGAGTTAGAATAAATCCACTTTCTGCTACAGATTTTAGAATTACTATAAGAAGAACTGGTGCTGTAGTAGAAAAAAATTACAGAATTAACTCGTTTCCTGTTAGTACGTCTTGGCGTAATTTAATATTAATAGTTAACAGAGGAGCATCTGAGGAACTTCTTATTTACCTGGACGGTATTCTAATTACACCTACAAAAATAGCAGATGAGGCACTAGCGGATGAAAGTAGTTTTATTGTAGACAGTATTACAGTTGGAATTGGCGCTTCAAGCCGGCGTCACTATTCATATGCTGTATGGAATAAAGCCATAAATGTTAATGAAGTTCCTGTTATTTATAATAATGGCGTGGCTAATTTAAATTTACTTAAAAACAAAGGCAAATATAGGTCAGGTAAAAAGTTACAACACTGGTGGCTGTATGAAGCTGACCCAAATAATATGGGTAAAGATTACGGTAGAGCTAAAAGTGAGAATATAGATTTAATGGACGATAATACTGGTATTACATCAGCCGATGATCTGGTACTAGGGGCTCCTATTTAAAGTATAAATAATGTATAATTAAAGTATAATTAAGGTATAATTAAATGGGAGAGTATATGAATAATGAGAAATATAACGACGACTATCATTCAGCTAATGAGGCCCTAATAAAAAGGGAGTCTCAAAAGTTAGAACGGGCGAAAGTGCGTGCAGATGCCTTGGAAAAGAACATGACAAAGGGATTGGCGGCTGCTCTTAGGGATTCTAACAAGCAATTAGCTAAGGAAGCCGGGCAAGCTGTATCAAGATCAGAAAATGGTCAACTTACAGATAATGAGCGTAAGATGGTAGAAGCGGCTCAAAGGGGCATTCCTAACGTTAGAATTGATGAGGGAGTGATAACGGGGTTTGAAGAAAAAGGGAGGTTCAGTTTTACCGATGAGGAATGAAATTAAACATGGGTTTGCTAGGAAGAATAACAGACATCCGCTTTATCAGACATGGTTAAACATCAAAGCCAGATGTTTAAATCCTAAAAATACTTATTATAATTATTACGGCGGCAGAGGCATTAAAATCTGTGAACGCTGGTTGAATAGTTCTAATTTTTTCAATGATATATTACCTGGATGGAAGCCTGGTTTAACATTAGACCGTATAGATAATAATGGTAATTATTCGCCTGAAAATTGTAAATGGGCTACACGTTCTGAACAAATGAAGAATAGGCGGTGTAGAACGATTAAACAAAGTTCTATAGACAATGTTCATTATCATAGTAGAAATAAAAGATGGACAGCAGCTTTTTACTTTAAAACACAAGAGGAAGCTGAAAGACTAGCTAGATTTATAGAGACTAATTATGAGTAACATAAAACTTCTAAAATTAGAAATGAAAATAGAAAGTTTGGAACTTATACTGAACAGTAAAGATAAAGAAATAGAAAGACTTATTGCACAAGTAGATAGACTTCAAGACGCTCTAACCGCTACAACAGCTCCAATTGCGTACAATGACCGTAGAGCAGATCAATCTGATTCTACTGTTGACCCTGAAGAAGTAAAGCGACATAAGAAGCAAGCCAACATAAATGCAGAGCTGCTTTACAGGATGGAAGCTCCAACCTTTGTGGACGCAGACGATATGATTGGAATGCTCACTGGCGTTACTGCTGATGAATTCATGTCTAGTAAATCAACGCATGACAATGGGGAGAGTTAATTATGCGAAAAATTGGAATGTATAAGCATGGTATGTATAAGACAAAGTTTTATGCTGTATGGAGTAATATGATACAGCGATGTACAAACTCTAAGCACATGTTTTATAAAGACTATGGAGCGCGCGGTATTAAGGTATGTGACCACTGGTTGACGTTTAAGAATTTCATGGAAGATATGTATAGTACATATAAAGAAGGATTATGTCTAGATAGAATAGACAATGACAAAGATTATGAACTTTCTAATTGTCAATGGTCTACTCAATCAAAGAACAGTAAAAATAGACGCAATAGTTCTAAAGTTCAAAGTGACGTAGATCATGTATACTATGAGAAGCGATATGATAAGTGGCAAGTTTTGAGAAGCTTCAAGACCAAAGAAGCGGCTGAAAAGTTTGCGATTCTAACTAGAGATATTTAATGGTTGATTACCGTAATAGTTGGCTCAGGGGCCAGATGCACGCGATCGACGATGTTCCTAATGGCGCTACCGAACTCGGGTCAGCGCTAAAGACTTACAGTGACAGCATTAGCCGGCAACGGCAAAGTCTCCATTGGATGCGGTCAGTAAAATACATAGAGAACATTTTTTTCGGTCAAGGCAGGCAATACCACGACGATCTACTTATTTCCAGGATTGCTCAAAGTAACTCAGGTGATCTATCTGTAGTACAGGACACGGCTAGGAACATTCCTAAGCCGACGAACGATTTGCTGGGCAGGTACATCGAAACGAACATAGCCCTACTTACTGAGAACCGCCCACGCCCGCGTGTGACGCCTAAGAGTGATAGGGACGAAGACATACAGGCTGCCAACCTCTCAGAGTTGACTCTAGAATTCCTGTGGGAAATGTTGGAGATGCCTGAGAAGCATCGGGAAATTGCAAGACTTCTTCTGTACTGCGGCACATGCTGGATGGAAGTAGCTTATGATCCTACCAAACCTCGTTACCTGTTAGTGCCTGAAACTAAGACTGAAGGTGCTATAGCAGGTGAAATACAAGGCGGGTTCGTTAAGCCTAAGCGCATCGAACGTCAAATTACAATAACTGATGAGCAAGGTAGGCCGAAGCTTAAGGACCGTATTGACTACGGTGATGTAGTAGCTAATATTATATCTCCGTTTGAAATGCACATGCCTAGCACTCACTGGTGGCACGATCAGGAATTTGGCATGGGCTGGGTTATGCGTGAGACATATGCTCACATTGACACAATCAAGGACAAGTACCTAACACCTCCGCGTAACAAGGCAGGGATGACAAAGACAAAAGGATGGCACTTAGATAACCTTGAAGACATTAAGTCTGAGAATCCATACTCCCTACCTTTATGGTGGTGGGAACGTATCTCAGAGCTAGTTGAAGGCCCTGGTCCGAACATTTACATAGGCTCTCCCGATCAATGGGATGGCTACGCCATCGTTCGTGTATTTGATCGTAAGCCTAATGCAAAGTGGCCTAAGGGTCGTACTATCATTTCTGTTGGGGACTCTGTTATCTATGACAGCCCTAAGGAAATCGGAGCTAGAGCATTTGACCCCAGATGGCCTAAGCGCTGGCATCCCTATACAAGATTCCGCTGGGAAGGTCAGCCTGGATCAATCTTTGGTAGATCCCTAGTATCTAAGCTTCTTCCGAAGCTAAAGAGAGTTAACGCTATTGACACCGCCCTGATTATGTGGCGGCGCACAGTACCTATCGCAACATGGATTGTTCCGAAGGGTACAGCGCCCGTTGAAGATCAGTGGACGGGTAGACCTGGTGGCGTTTGGCAATACGATCCTCGCCGTACTGCCAACGCTAAGCCCGAGCCGGTTTACCCTCCGCCGTTCCCATCGGCAGCGATGGATGAACGTGCCCTGCAAATTGCTGAAATGGAGAGCATGGCAGGCACAGAATCTATCCTTCATGGTGAACGGCCGGTCGGCGTCAACAGCGCAATGATGTTGGACGTACTTCGTAAGCAAGCCCTTATGAGTCGTTCTCCTATTCTACAAGCATGGGATGAATCACTGCAAGATGAAGGTTCAGCGCTTCTAATGGAAACTATCAAACACGTTCGTAACGATGCTCGCTATGCCGAGCGCCTGAGCGTGCTCGCGCGTGAGAAGACAAGTCGAATGACGGTTCAGACCTTTAGTGGTACAGACCTTAGCGATAACGTACAAGTACGTGTTGATACGGTTTCTCTAGCCCTTGTAAGCAAGGAAGCTAGAGAAGCCAAGGTACTTGAATTCCTACAGTACGCTCCTGCTTTAATGCAAATTCCCGATGTTGGTCTAAGACAAGCCATCGTAGAAGAGCTAGGGTTTGCTAAGGCGCTGACTCCTCAGGGGCCGCAAATTGATCGTGTTAAGAAGATGGTAAGTCTATTGAAGCAAAGTAAGTTTGAGCTGATTATACCTTTCATCGAAGACGATCCTTATATTTTTCATACCATGCTAGTGCAAGAGAAACAATCTGAATCATTTTGGGATTTAGATCAGAAACAACAACTGTTGTTACTTCAACTCATCAAGTTATATGCTGACCAAATAAAGGCACGCGAAAGTCAAGCTCTTGCGATGCAAGAAAAGATGCTACAAATGGAAATTAAAACTAAACAAGCACGTCCATCACCGGCAGGTAAATAATGGATTATCATAATATTAATGCCACAAAACATGGGTTGTCTACACATCCAATTGCAAAACATTATTATGCTATGCATTATAGATGTAGCAAAGATAAATATTATACTTCAAAAGGTGTTAAAGTTTGTGACCGCTGGCATGATATTAATAACTTCATAGAAGACATGTTTTCTACATGGCAACGTGGGCTACAACTAGACCGTATTGATAATGACGGCGATTATTCACCTGATAACTGTCGATGGGCAACTAGATCACAGAATATGAAAAATCGTTCTGTATCTTCAGATATTCAAAGTGAAGTAGATCATGTACATTTCAATAAACAAGACGATAAGTGGGTCGTATTACGTAGATTTAATACCAAAGAAGAAGCTGAAAAATTTGCTATCCTGACTAGAAGTTTCCAGTAATGGCTGACAATCTTCTTAAGAGAAAAGCCATGAATAACCACTTCGCCAGAATGGGATTTTATGCTCCTAACGCTGGTGAGATTGAAGCTTCTCCTGCAAATAATGAGGCTATTAAGCACCAAGAGCCTCAGGCCCGTAAAAAGACTGTACTGGTTGGTAAAGCCAGAGTCCGTATTAAGGGAATGTAATGAAAATCCGCGGCAATTTAGATGTTAAAGGTTCTATAGCAATAAAAATAGGACACTTTGTAGAGCAACAAGCGTCCGGTGTTGATTCTACGGATAATACACTAACTGCTGATGCTTGGAATTCTAGAACTTTAAATACAACTATAAGTAACACTATTGTTGGTGCCTCACGAGTGTTCACTAGTCAGCTTATTCTACCAGCAGGTAGATATTATGTAGACGGTTGGACTTCACATTATGGACAAACTAGTTTTGCAAAGGCTAGAATAGTAGATGTGACATTGGGAGTTGGTCCTAACAACCCTGTCTTATTGACAGGGCCGCCTATGTATGGCGTAGCTAATGTGACGATTTTACTACCTGTTAGTGGTATTATAGTATTTGGTGCAGAAGGTGCTATAGAATTACAGCATTTTCCAGATAACGTTGCTGCGGATTCAGCAGGCAATGCTGCTGGTATAACAGGTATAAATGAAATTTACACAGAATTAATGGTATGGAAATTATAGTATGTCAGATGATCTTACAAAGAAAACTTTAGAACATATATTTAGTGAGAAGCGTACAGGCACTTCTGAGCGCAGAATTAGTGGAACCATGCGTGGTTCTAATAGGCGCACAAAGAAGCTTTCTCTTAATCCTCATGATAGAGCAGTCAAAGCTATAGAGTATCATGAGAAGTCTAAAATACCTAAAGTTCCTATTACACAAGAATTGCCCAGAGTTAGAACGTATGGACAAGGCGGTGCTCAGGGAACACGCATCGGCTTACTACAGCGTAGTACGGCGTCTGCTGAATCCTATCTAGCTAAGAAAGCTACTAAGGGAGCTATGGGAACTATAGGTACTGCTGCTAAAGTTGGCGGTAAGCTACTTTCTAATATAGAGGCAGTTCCTAATATTTTAGTTTCAACTGCCGGTATGTTAGGACATGGTGTTATTTCTATTGCTAAAGCTAAGCATGAAGAACGAGAAGCTAAACTTGGTACAAAGATGCTTAAGAGTGGTATGAAATATGCTAAGCTGAAGAAAGCATTAAGCGAGCCTGGACGTGAAGGCTTCCCTGGTAATATTAAGGTGAACTAGTGGCTGAAACAGGTAAAGTTCGTGGCCCATTGTGTGGTAGTTGTAATAATGGATTGGGACGATTTAAAGATTCAGTAAAACTTTTAGAACGAGCTATTGAATATTTGGAGAAGATTCGTGAGTAAGTTACGCAGTAAGGCAGAAAAAGTGATGCATGAATGGAAGGCAGGGAAGTTGCACAGTGGTTCTAAGAGTGGACCTATTGTAACAAATCGCAAGCAGGCCATCGCGATTTCACTTAGCGAGGCCCGTAGACATGGCCGATGATACCATTGGAAGTACACGTCAGCCGTATAAATCTGAGTCAAAGTATTTTAGGAAAAATCCTAAGGTCGCCGGCATGGCTACTTCTGATGATAAGGTCATTTTAAATCCTTTTTCTGGTTTAACCTTGCTGCAAAAGAATGCAGTAGTTAAAAATGAACGTTCTAGACTTCTTATGAGAAAAGCTATGAGTCATCCTATATTTGCATTAACTAAAGAACAAAAGAATGCATTTAAAAGGTATAGTTCTTTAAAACGAGATGTTAAAGAAACTATAGCAGCACGTATAGCTTCAGGAGATCCTAGTGCAGGTAGAGTTACAACTGCACAAAGAATGTATGTTCAAGAGAGATTAAACTCTCAACTTAAAAGACGAGGCTGGTAATAGGGAAAGTAAGATGGGGAGAGACGCAATCCTATTTTTAGATGATTCACCGGAACGGGCGGCACTGGCCTACCAGCGCATGATACCGGAAGACGCGAATCATACGATTTGGTGTAAAACAGCCGCAGAGTGCATCAGTGTACTCAAGGACTACGCCGGGAGATTGAAGAAAGTATATCTTGACCATGACTTAGGTGGTGAATCTGAAGAGATCCCTATGCACAGTGGGAATGAGAATTCAGGCATGGAAGTAGTCAGGTATCTAGAAAATATTGAATCAGCAACGTTTGAGGGTTGCCTATTCATTGTTCATTCATACAACTCATATGCCGGTCCCAGAATGTCTGAGCGGCTGACACATGCTGGTTACAACTCAAAATATGAACCTTTCGGTTTAGGGAAACTCTAATGCATTATTGTGATGACTGTAAGAAAGAAGGCGCAGACAAGAAGTCTAATGAACTTGGTTCACGTATTTCTAGTATGCGCTACCACGCTGAGGACTACGATCGAATGAAGGGAAAGGGTCGGTTTAAGAAAGATCACCCTGACAGTCATGAGATGATGGAATCTATGATGGATGAGAAAACTAAGCTTCTGACTAAGCACATGAAACATGCTTTTCCTGTTGAGAAGGATTTAGAAGATAAAGCAGCTCCGATAGGAACAATGTAGTGAAGAAATCATTTAAGGACATTCCTGCTCTTGATGAGCAACACCCGACTAAGGGTAGCTTAGCAGGGCAGGAGCTTGCCATTGAGAAGATTGACAATCGTGTTCGCAAGGACATAAGGTCGTCTGGGGCAACCTTTGGCATTCTACAGCACATGGATACTAAGAATGAGTTTGTTGGTCGTCTTCGCAGAAAAGCAGAAGCCCAATACGGACGTACTGTATACGAAGTTCAGAAGCTAATGAGACGTGGCGAGTCAGGAGAATACCCTGGAGTACCTGCTATGGGTCAACGTGATGTTAGACAATTAAGATCAAGTCCTGGTAAGAAACAACGTGCAGAGGAATTCAAGTAATGTCTGAAGAACGCAGAACAAATACACGCCCTACGAGCGGCACTCGGCGCACAGGTGACACTATAACTAGAGTTATCGGACGTAGTGGCCCTAGAGTTATCGAACGTAGTGGCCCTAGAAGTTTCTCGACTCTTGAGAGAAGGCGTCTTGCAGATGTAACGTATGACGCCAATCCCGATATGAGAGCCTACGATACTCCTAAGAAACTAAAGTCAGACATTACTAGACTTACTACTAGAAATCCTATCGGGCGAGCTAATGCAGGTAAGTATCTAAGAAATAAGGCAGTAACACGCGGACTAGTTAACATGACAAAAAATGCTGGCACTGGTATGGTAGGCCGCCATCGTTTCCCCGTCGGAGCAGGTTTAATTGGAACAGCAGCAGAATTAGGTTACGGTGTTCTTAAACTTCATAGTTTAAAGAAGCAAGAACAAGATGCTAAACTAGGTACACGTATGATTAAAGATGCTATGAAACAACGTCGTAAAACCAAAGTATTGAAGATGGATTAGGGATGCCTGTGTTAAAGAGCATACAACGTGATGTTAGACAGATGAGAAGTCATAAGCCTGGAATCAAGACCAGACCGGAGAAGTTTGAATAATGGCAACTATAGGTTATCTCAAAGAAAAGGCTACGAAAGCTGCTGCATCTGGTACTAAATATGTATCTGTATTCGATGGCGGTAAAGTTAAGACAGCAGGAACGTGGAAGAGGGAAACTAGAGAAGGACAGCCTTGGGGTGAGTTCCTAGAAGAAAGTTCATATGTAAAAGCTGAACGACGCGCACGCGATATGCAAAAGAAAGTCTTTGAGGCTCGAAAGAAGAAATAATGCCCATCCTAAGTAACGTACAAGCCCTTGGCAATAGCATGCTTCAGCGCCCGCTATCGGGAGCGCTCGCACGAGCTAATAGTCAGAATATGGCTTTCTATCAACAACAGCCACAATTGACTAATATGGCTCAGGAAGAAAGATTACGTCAAGATCAAGACGGATTGGTTAACCTACCAGCATCAAGAAAAAGAAAACTTAAGGACAAGGCACTGCAATCTCCTATGATTGGGATGCAAAATTCAATGCCCGGCACTAGCGTTCAAGGTTTGAAGCCGTCTCAAGGTGGCCTGGGCGGACTTTATGGTTAGGAGAAACAATGGCTACTGGTAGATTAAAACAATTGGCTACGAAACCTCATAGGTATAAGTATGAGTTACCGGCAACTTTGATGCCTTTGCCTAAGTATACAAATCCAAAATCTACTTTTAAGATGGGACCGAAGATAACTCCAAAGCTGACTCCAAAGGTTAAAAGTACAATAGGCGCGCAGCGTGGGGCATTTGAGGAAGCCGAAGATGTAATGCGTGTCTTTAAGGGACGCGGCTATAGGTAAGTAAACGTTAAGCGCTGCACTTCTCCCGGTGCAGCCTAGCCCCAGCACAGTGTACCTCCCCCGCTGTGCTGGGGTATTCTAAATAACTGGTGTATCTTGCAAAGATAAAGGTATAATTAAGTAGGTATGAAGTCTGAGGACTTTTAACCATTAGCGAGTAGTAAATACTATCCCAATTTTGGGTTGCCCTCTCGCGCGTAAAAGTAAACCTTCGCCCATCCTTCTCCCAGGGCGTTAATTGGAGATAATCGAATGTCTAACGAAATAATGGACAAGTTAAATCAGGCCGTTAACGATGACGATGCTACCGCGGCCGGTAGTGTTAAGGAAGCTTTAGACAAGCCGGCAGGCTCAGAAACTAAAGCTAGCGCGGAACAGACTACTAAACCCGGCCAGAAGGCACAGGAAAAAAGTCAGTCGGTACCGTATGATCGGTTCAAGGAAAAGGTTGACGCATTAGAGAAGGCTACGGCCAAGCTTGATGTATTGACAGAGAGAGACAAGGAGCTTAGCGTAAAGCTGGTGCAACTTGAAAGCGCGAATGATGTTATCGAACGTCTACGCGGGCTCGCTCAAGATGATCGCTACAAGCCTCTTGTTGAAACTTTGGATAGGGCTCTGAAGGGCATCCATGAAGAAGTTGAGACAGGCGATAAGACTGAAAAGCAAGGCGAAGTAGCTACCAAGAGACTCCTTGACGACCATAAAGTGCAACTAGAGGATGCACTTGCACAAGCTAGAGCAGACATGCTTTGGCAGCAAGTACAGACCGTTAGTGAGCAAATGCTCGACGCTCTAGGCGATGAGTACGACGTACAAGATAAGGAAGCTATTGCTAAGCTCTGGACTCCGGCAACGGATTGGGACAGTATCGAGGAGAACCCCGATAGTCTAAGACAAGAGCTGCTAGCTTCTTTGAAGAACGTTGTAGAAACCTATGGCGAACCGCGCGGGGCATTGAAGTTAAAGATTAGTCAGTTTGAACAGAAAGCTCAACAAGGCGCAGAAACAACGACTCTTGCCGTCAAACCTGAGGATGAACTAAAAGGCATTCTTGATAAGGATTGGGGCAAAGTCAAGACTACAGCAGAAGGTAAGGTTATCGGAGCCGAACACTCGGACGAAGATTTCCGCAACGCTCTTGCTAGAGTCATGAAAATGGGTCGTCGTTAAGACTAAAGGTTAGTATGACTCTACTGTTGAGTTAAAGATGGAAATTAAGTAAACAAATGGAAACAGTTAGTACATTAGGTGACTTACTTCTACGTCGCTATGTGGTCGATTTTATCGGCCAAATGCAGCAACTTTCTGCTCCTGTCTATTCACGGCTGAAGGAAAACAACAGATTCACCCCATCGGGTGAAGGTGCGTTCTTCGCAGTCAGAATTGACGGAAATGAAAGCGGCGGTGGATGGCGCGCGGCAGAAGACAATACTCTACCCTCAGCAGGTAATGAACGTGTCAAGCAGGCTCGTGTAACTCCTAAGAAATACTACCACGTAGTAACCTTCTCAGGACTAGCCGAAGCTGTTAGCCGCAGAGGTGGTGAAGACGCATTCGCTGCCGGTATTACCGACGCAATCAGCCAAGCCGTAAAGCGCGCTGGTGCAAACTTTGAAACTACGTTCCTTCGTTCAGATGGAACAGGCCGCCTAACTAACGTTAACGGTGCTCACGTAGCAGCTACAGTAATCACTGTAGACGACGCTAGAACTTTCCGCTCAGGACAAGTTGTAGTGTTCTTGAACAACAGCACGGGTATTACCCAAGCTGGTCCGGTTCAAGTACAGAGCAGAAGCGTAGCAAACAGCACAATCACTGTGTCCGCAGCAGTAACTCTGTCAGACAATGACGGCGTTTACATTGCTAACGAACAAAGTGGTACAGCACCGCCTGTTGACGTAACAATGCTAGGGCTTCCTGCTCTAGTATCAGCAACAGGATCAATCTACAACGTTTCGAGAACAACCTTCCCGATTCTACAAAGCCAAGTAATCAATGCTGCATCAACAGCGCTTGACGAAAGCATGCTACGTAGACTACGTAAGCGTCTGATGATCGAAACAGCCGTAGAGAGCCTAAGCGGGTTCGCTATGATTTCAAACCACGATCAGTACGACCGCTATACTGAAATTGCCCTACCGTTCCGGCGCTTCAATGACATGACGCTTGAACTTGGCGCACGTCAAGAATTGACTACTTTCGAGGGTCGTCCTTGGCTTGTAACCTGGGCAGCACTACCGGATCAAGTGTTCTTCCTTAACCTAGATGCGATTGAAAGAGGCGTAATTCGCCCGCTATCAATTGACGAACGGGTTAACATGACCTGGATACCTGGGCAGGATGCCTTTACTGTCCTTATGAAAGCATATAAGGAAACAGTCGGGCGCTATCTTAACCAGAGTGCTAAAATCACGAACCTAACACTCCCAACGTACTAATCTGAGTAATCAGTTAGTCTAAAAACGTGCCCCGGGAGAGAGAACTAAACATTCTTTCTCCCGGGGTTTTTGTTTATGGTATAATTAAGCATGAACAGGAGATTAACATGTGCGTCGTGAGTATGATATTTGAACAGTATTATCCGATCCAACCTTATAAGTGGGTGCCTCAAGTATGGGACAACACGGTTAAGCTCACATATGATGCTGTTAAACCAAAGACACCGTTAGATATCTTTGAGGAACTAGTAGCCAAGGCTAAGGAGCTAGATGATGCTCTTGGGCTGGCAGACTGCGAAGATCCTAAGAAGATGGCGTGGCTTGATAAGGTCAGAAAGACAGTTAAGGATCACGAACTAAAGAAGATTGAGGATCGTTTGAACAAATGAACTTCTTGTCAGCAATTGGCTCGTTAGAGTTTTTTGAATTTTGGAAACTAACGGTACGAGCTAATGCTGGTATAGCGTTAGGTGTTCATGTAAGATTAACGCCGTGGCAGAATAAAACTGACGACGGCTTCACTGTTTCTGTAGCCCTTGGTCTTGTGGAATGCCTAATAAGCGTGCATGCTAACCGATGACGGATCGTTCACTATACGTTATAAAGAATACGATGAACGGTAAACATTATGTAGGTCAAACTACAAAATACCCGTTAGATCGTATTTCAAGACATGTGTATAATGCTAATTGTGGCAGAGGTTATTTATTGACTAATGCTATTAATAAACATGGTCTTGATAAATTAGTAGTAATTTACACATCACATTGTTCCTCTGACACAGCAAATGCTATGGAGGAAGAATTGATTAAGCGATTTAATTCATTAAGTCCATTTGGATATAATATACTAAGTAAAGGTAACCTATCTCATGATAGTATGCCTGAGTTAGTTAGACAGAAGATTTCTAAAGCTAATAAAGGTAAGAAGCGATCTTTAGAGGCTAAATTAAAGCAAAGTCAAGCACAGCTTGGTAGAAAGATATCAGGTGTAGCGAGACAGAATATGTCAACTTGTCAAAGGAGAGATGTTCCGCTAGAAATCAAACAAAGGTTATTAGATATAAAACAGGCTTTGTCTAACGGTGACAGAGTTACTGATATAGCAAAAAGATTTGGTGTACACCAAACACATGTTTCTAAGATAAAACATGGTAAAACAGGCTTTTCAATAAAGGAGTAAGCAATGGCTTCACTAGGCATTTTAGGACAGAAACAAGTTGAAGGACTAGGTAGACGCCAATACGTCATTACCCAGGTTCGACACGACGGCGGATCAAACACAGTTAGCGTAGATCAGTCAGCAGATATCGTTCGTGCGGTACCTACTGATGGACAAACTGCACCTACTGTTACTCTGGGTTCGAGCGATTCAGACTTCCAAAAGAACGTTACTGTTTCAGGTGGTGGGTCAGGTCTAGTAGACGTGATTACATATCACCAAACAGCAGTAGCCGGTTCAAAGGGATAAGGAGCTTTAGATGGCATTAATTACTCCTAAATCGCAGCAATGGTTTGATCTACGTGATAAGACTCGTGGCGTCGTAGTTGGCGTTCATGGTTTTAAGCTAGTATCAGCATCGGACACATTTAGAATCCCGACTCTAGCTGAACCTGCAAGTTCAACAGCTTCAGTAAAGCAGCTTGAAAGAAGCGGCGATCCTACTGTAACGGTAACTGCATCAGATGCAGACTCAGATGGCGTTTTCAGAACAGTAACGCTCGCAGGAGCAGTAGGCGATGATGTACTCATTGTCTCTGTACACCAAGGCGCGCAGAACTTTAACGAAGACGAAGACGTATAGCGTATAGTTTCATACAAAGGGTGTGAGGAACGCTCGTTCACAATCAAATTTGAAGTAAGGCTATTCCCATGAGGAAAGGATAACTTTGAGAAAAAGGAAAAGACAATGGCAAGAACAGTTAAACCGACATTTAAGCAATGGATTCCCGGCGCAGGGCGCACCGCAGGTGGTGTTCCGGTACAGGGAAAGACGAGAACAGTAGGTCGTATCACCTTAACAGCAGCGGCCGGCGGAAGCCCGGGCGAAGGTGAACGCCTGACGCCCGCTGACGTAGGACTATCGACTATCGACCATATTTCTCTGAAGGTAGTAGAGGAACACGGCAACACTGTTGTTAGAACAGCCGTTTACTCAGCTTCAGCACAGCAATTCTATGTGTTTGAAGTGCTAACAACAAGCGGTGTATTCCAAGACGCTAGCTCTACAAGCGAACTATCGTTCGTAGCTGAAGGCGACTCTGTAATGGATGTCGAACTTCTATAAGCTAACATAGCTTATAGCACAGAAATAAGGAATGGGGGTGTATGTAACCCATGCGCCCCCATTTTTTTGACCCTTTATGAACACAACCGAAGCAATTTGTACTCGATGCAAAGATGTTATCTTCTTAAAGGAAGGTGCTATCTCTAGGGACTACTGCTCCGATTGTAAGAAAAGCATGCGAGTAAATTGGGCCGCAAAGGTGTCCAATGATAGACGTGCTCGAACACTCAAGAAGAGAGAAATAGAAATTCTCAAATAGGAGACAGTAATGGCAACAGTATCTCAAAGATTCACAGCGGTAGAAGGACCGATGAAGAAGGAAGTAATTAACCTATCAGCGGTAAACTCTGCCGATACGGTTACATCGAACCTTCAACGTCCGGTATTTGCTTATTTCGTACCCACATCAGCGACAGTAGCCGCAAACGATGTTGGAACATTAGTAGAGATCAGCGGGCGCACAATCACGCTTACAAACGCTGGCCTTGTAGCAGAAACAGGCGTACTGGTAATCTACGGTTTCTAAGTAAGGAACTGGTTTCAAATATTAAGGGAGATAAAGGGCAAGGTGTTTCTTAGGGAGATGCTTTGCCTTTTCTATTAAGATGCCTAGTAAATTAAGAAATTACCCTCCTTATAATTGTTGGCGAAGTATAAAACAACGTTGTTATAATAAAAAGTTATCAACGTATAAGTGTACTACGGCGGCCGTGGCATTAAGGTATGTGAAAGATGGTTAACGTCTTTTGAGAACTTTGCAAAAGATATGTTACCTACTTGGGAAGAGGGTTTACAGCTAGACCGTATCAATAATGACGGCAATTACGAACCTGGTAATTGTCGCTGGGTAACATCTTAACAGAATCAAAAAAATCGCAGAACTAAAGCTCCCAAACAAAGTGATGTTGATTACGTAATATATGATAAATCGAAAGATCGTTGGATTATATCTAAAAGATTTAATACCAAAGAAGAAGCCATTGCTGCATACAGTCGTATGCTGGGAGAAGCATGATAACAGAACTACCTAAGCTATTTAGACCGCAGTATTTTGGATACCGCAGGTGCATGCTCGGATTAGATGTACCTTCCATATTCTTCGACAACATTAAGGGTATTGACGAGAACCTATATCTAGTATGGCACCAATACCAAGTCCTATGGGATAATTTCATCAATCAAGATCCGGGGAGCTTGGAAGATCCTAGATATACTATCAACATTGATTATGGTCAGCTTAACTTCGGACATGTCCTAGTTAATAGGCACGGAGAACCGTTACTTGAACAGGGTCAATATGATAAGGAATGGCATCCTAATAACTACGGCGCTTGGCATGTTTGGCGTTGCTGTAAGCCTGCTGGTGCTTGGGCGCACATTCTCCGCCTTGAGTCGGTTGAAGGTGACTATCTGTCGCTAGTCGCTGCTAGACTGAATGCACAGGCGCGCTGGAGTGACCGCTACGGCGCAAAGTCATACAATAGGCTACTAGAGACTATGAAAGAAAAGGAACGTGAGCAGATGATGATGGAACGTTCCAGTATGATGACTGCCTTTCAGACAGAGAATGCGTGGTTTATGAAGAAGGCCGCAGCTAACTTTGCCAGCGGTGTAACTCGACCTACTAATCCTCAGAAGGAAATCATCACTAACCTTTCCAATAAGAAGATAGTAAGACCTTTGACTGATAAGGAAGCGGGTCTGTGGACACCCGATGGCAACTAGCAGCAAACGCTTAGGCGTAACGACAGACGACGAGGAGCTTGAATCAAGGTTACGTAAGATGGAGCTTGAGCTAGAGAAGCGTCAGGCTGCTAACTATCAAGTCTCTTCAAATGCTACACGTCGTAATCGTTCTCCACTACCTAGAGTGGTAGGGTTGGAACTAGACGACAGTATTACAGGTGCCATCTCTGTAAATTGGGACGCGGTAGATGCTAATATAAATAGATATGAAGTAGAGTTCGCTGATAACGCAGCCTTTACCAGTGCTACAAGATTCAAAGTAAACGTACCGTCCTTCGTACTCCCTGCTACATTAGACCCAGCTCGCACCTATCGTATGCGCGTGCGTGCGGTAGGTACGCGCGTGAAGCGTGGCTTCCACGATGAAGGTGATTGGTCGGTAGCGTTTGAGATCGAACCTGGACAGGCTACCTTCACTAACCTTGTGGAAGGTGCTGCTGGTAACGTAATCAAGTATGAATTCAGTGCTACAGCTTTCGATGTGTTGCTTGTTACATCAGCTCCCGGAGTTACAGATTATGACCAGCAGATTTTAGATATTCCGCAGTTTAACCTGCCAACTTCAGCTACTTGTCTTTTTACTGTAATGCATCAATATCTTTGGGGTGAGCAAGGTACGCCTGCTGGCTCCGAAGGTATACAAAGATCGGACAGTATTAGATTTAGACTATATTTAGACGGTCAAGAAGCACTGTTTACATTTAATAAAAGATTTAAAGATGCAGCTATAACTAAATGGGATAGATGGCAAGACACTGTAACACTTGTCGGCCCTCCACAAGTATTGGAAGCCGGGATACATAAGTTGAAGTATAGGATAGAGCAAGAACGCGATACAACGGCATCCAATGGAAATGACTGCTTTCTTACTACACAGAATCTTGTTCTGTCGATATTAGAGGTTAGAAGATAATGGGTAAGTTAGAAGATAAAGCATGGGCCAGTGATGAGTTACAGTGAATGAAGGTGCTAGTCATCAAATGAGTTATAAGTCGATGGAAAGCGGCCCGCTAAAAGGTAAGCACATAGCGTTCCCCAACATTACGTATGATCGACCGACAAAGAAGTTAAATTGGCCTGCTACTGGCGCGTTAAAGAGTGCTGTAGAGAAGGGCGAGTATATTGAGTTTAAGACAGAAGCAGAAGCCGCGCACTTCTCAAAGAAGTACAAACGCGGAACAAGCATGAGATAGTTTGTTGCGGTGAGAATGAGCATTCAAGCCGGCCTCATAAGCCAGCCTCCGCGGGCGCAACTCCCGCCGCCGCTACCATTTAAAGGAGACCATTATGTTAGTATCATCAGTAGCATCAGCGGCACAGGCAGCCTCTAAGGCACATGGTAAGTATTATAGGAAGCCGAAGACAGGTGGTGGTCTTTTAGCACCTAAGACGGATAAGCGTGCAGAGAAAACAGGGCGTTTGCGCGAACGAGCGATGGCCGCGACGGAAGCCGGTAAGATTAAGAAGGCTGCAAGGCTTAATGCAAGGGTAGAAAAGCGCAGTCCTAAGCCTTCTACCGCGCTTGGCCGCGCTCCGCGCAAGGTATTATTAAGAAAGAAAGTCGAGCAGACTGAAGGAGCAAGTAAGTAATGGTATACACTCCTATTCATACTCCTAAACGTAAGCCTGTGTTTGGTGCAACTGACACTATAAATATGGACAGGGCCTACTCTTCATTTAAACGGCCTAGTACATTTATAAAGTCACTAAGCCCTAAGCAAGTGGCATCTGGACTTGTGCCTGGTAGCGGTGGTTCAGGTTGGCAAGGCGAGGCTAATCGTATCTTAGATCCTGGTGGTATTTTTGGTGGTTTATTTGGAAGTGAGGACCAACCTAGCAAGTCTGACTTTCTTAATTACTACTACGGTAAAGCCGGCAGGCTTCGTGAGAAAGCTACTGCGGCAGGGTTCCATGTAAATAAGTCGGCTAAGTATACAAAGAAGGCTGATAAAGCGGAAGCTGCATCGCTCAAGCTAGCTCAGGAAATGGATCAGAAACACGGAATAGCTGGTCCTAAGACATTCGCAGATTTGGTAGCACGTCGGGCGGCGTACCAAGAGAAGATCGAGAATCCGCCGCCTAAGGGACAAGTTAGAACAATTTTGAGGAGCCTATAATGTTAGCAGGATCATCGGGAATAAGACAAGGTATTGGAACAATGCGAGGCAGCGCTACTGGTAGCCCTGCGGCTTATTCAAGAGCACGCACAGCGCAGTCTTTACAGAAACTAAGCCCTGGCAGATTGCGTAGACGTGCATTTGGAAAGTCATTAGGCGTCAGGTAATAGTACGACTAATAGAAATGGTTAAATATGGAAGGCCAAGATAACGGTTGGGATCGATGGAAGAATCACGTATTAGCAGAGTTAGACAGATTGAACGACACTGTAGAAAAGCATACGGAATCGGATACTGAAAACTTTAAAGAACTACGTGATTTGATTACTAGTGGTGTTACTAAGATTTCATTGGACGTAACGTCTCTTAAGTCAAAGGCTGGCGTATGGGGTTCAATCGCTGGCGTAATTGTGTCAACAGTTATAGCTATTGGCTCTACGTGGATCGGTAAGTAATGCCTGAAGAACGTAGACTGAGAAATCTTGTATATGGTCAGCCGGCCGATAAGATGTATACTAAGAATGAGTATGGTGATTGGCTGCAAGGCTCTATCATGCGCGGGCGTACACGCGCGCACTATGCCAAGGAACTTGGCATGAATAGAATACGTCCTTCTATTCTACACGATGTTAAGGTAAGTGAAGGACGACTAGCTAAGCTAGCTAGCTCTAAGGTTCGCGGTAAGGTAAAGAAGTATGTACCGTTACTAAAGGTTAACTAATGGCCCAATCAAGTGAAACATTTTCGGGCTACATACAACGTGTCCGCCGCATGCTCCACGAAGTAACTGCTTCGGCGAGTTATCACACAGATGACTTGCTGAAGGAGTTGTTTAACGACCAGTACCGCATGCGTTGTAACGAACTAGTTATCGCGCACGAAGGCTATTTCACCGACGTAGCTGTCACAGACCTTGTAGCAAGCCAATCAAGATATCCTTGGCCGCCTGGGTTTGAAAGACTAATCAAGCTAGAGATGGTTAGGGATGATGGCTCTACGTTTCCTATTCAGAGATATGAACGGCATGAAGGTGTTAATCCAACCCCCAGCGCAAGCGGGGACAACTACCTACCTAACTATCGTCCTATCGGATCAGGCTTTGTACTAGAGCCTGCTCCTAATGATGACGATATAGATGCCCTACGGATTGAGTATTACGGGTTGCCTGCTAGGTTGACAGCCGGTGGTGATACTCTCCATGCTGACTTCCCGCTAACGTTCGCCTCACTTCTGGTTTACGACACGGTTGTTGCCGGGCTCGATACAGAGTTGATGCAGGAGAACGGGGTAGTCAAAACAATTCTCAGACTTAGATCAGAGTTTGAGATCAAGTGGGAGAGGTACGTGGATGGGCGCATAACCAGTCAGAGCGCAGTAGTACCTTTCTGTGGTAATTACGGAGACGCATAATGGCCTCGCCTGATCGTAATACAAAGCCGACGATAGACATGTTGAATTTCCAGGGTTTAGCCACCAAGTTGAATCCAGACCTGTTGGAACACAATCAACTAGTTGTATGTCAGAATGTCGATTTCTATTATGAATTCGGCTCACTACAGAAGATGCGTGGTAACAGTCGAAAGTTAGCTGCCATCTACACAGAAAGCGGTGCGGCTAAGCCTACGTCTTGGATCGGGTTTTACAAGAGCCAAGACTTCTCAGGACAGATTCTCCGCAGCGTAATAGCACAGCTAGGTACGACAGTCCGTAAGATTAATACGGACGGCACGACAACTTCGATGCTTACGGGTCAGCCTAATAAGCTTTTCCGCTCTCATGGTAACTTCGACCGTCTTATGTTAGTAACTGCACAAGACCCCTTCAAAGGAGGCCGCCGTGGCACATTTTTCAAATATGACGGCTATCGCACGTCAAATTGGGGCGTCATTGCTCCAGGTAGTCAAGAAACGATCGTCCAAGGATTTGAAGGCACAGGTAGCTTTGGTATCTCTGGTTGTACGATTTCACTTGAAGAAATTATTGCCTACAAAGATAATTCAATCAAGATGCTTAAGACTGCTGGGCAAGCCTCTTGCTATTTTGAGCTACTTAATACGTCGGCTTCAGCTTTTGATACTACAATTGAAGACCGCGGCGAACTCCGTATTTACATTCCTCAGGATGAGTTTCGTAATCTGGCAACATCAGGCCGTGCAATCTCGGTCTATTTTGGGTCTGATGCTACGCTAGGTAACAACTTCCACAGGTACGATTTCCGAGTCGGTGAAGTCGGTCCTGGGTGGAACACATTAGTATTCGACTTCTCGGCTGTTCCTACTGGTAATACTGGTACATCAGGCGGGAATTTAGTTGAAAGCGCTGTAATTTCTTACCGCTTTGAGGCGTTATTTAATGCCACTGGTACAGCGGCCGAGGTTGATCTCTATTGGGATCATCTTGTGTCTCTGGACAGAGGCACACTTACGCCCGCATTCTCAACGGCAGGTACTACATTCGTACCTTCGGAAACGTCGATTTGGAATTACAAAATCACGTTCGTAAACGAGTACGGGACGGAAAGTAATAGCGGCCCCGCGTCAATAGATGCTGACTTAACACTAATAGCTGAACAGGTAACAATCGTCATTGACAACTATGACGATGACGGCACTACTTATACTCAAGCAGGTGGAGCTGCTGTAGCATTCAGCACAACAAGAACTCAAGGTACTCACTCGGTAGTTATAACTCACACTGCCGGTACACTCACAACAACCCTTGTAAATGCAGCCGCGTCTGCTTTCTCTCAAGCAAATTTCACAGAAGCTAAAAGTGGTCAAGTATTTGTTGACATTTCAATTCCTACTGGTACTCGGGTTAATCTTGACCCTAATGCCCTTAAGATTCAAATAGGCGACGACGCTTCATTTAGTAACGCATTTGAATACTTCTTTGATAGAGATGAACTTGAAGAAAATGGGTTCACTACTCTTACTATGGATCTTGATACTCCTGATAATGAAGTAGGTGATCCGTCTATAACTAATCTCAACTTCATTAAGTACACGTTTACATTTATTGATACTTTAGTTACAGCGGCTAATATAAGAATAGACAATCTTCGTATTGTCGATGAGAGCAAGTATTCAACGATTGCTTTATCAAGCATTCCTGTTTCTGTAGATCCTGCCGTTGTAGCTCGTAAGATTTACAGAACGGTAGCCGGCGGTTCAGAATACCTGTTCGTAGGTACAATTAATGACAACGTTACTACGACATTCAATGACACTATTGCAGACACAGAGTTAGGTGTTTCGACACCGCCTGAACTTGGACAGTTCAACGATAATAGTCCACCTCCCTTCGCCGCTATGATGAAGGTTTGGAAGCGCACAGTGTTCATGGCTGGTGATCCGCTTAATCCTAACGTTCTATACTACAGTAGCGATGACGAGCCTGAGTCGTATCCGGTAATCAACGGATTCGAGTTAGATACTCCTATTACTGGTATCTATGAAACCAGCCTTGGCCTTATCGTTACAACAGGCACAGACTATTGGCGTGTCATGGGTGATAACCCTGACTACTTTGTGGATAAGGTACGCAAGGGTATGGGAAACCTTGGCTTCCGCGCGTGCGGGGAATCGCGTCTGCATGGGTGGGCGACTGACCGCGACGGCGTAAGACTATTCGACCTTAGAGACACGAATAAGATCACGGACATAATCCGGGACAAGTTTGATGACTTCGAGCGTACAAACCTTGAGCATATATGGTCCGTACATAGTCTAGGGCGTAGCGTAATGTTATTTGCCATACCGGATGACGATAACGTGTACACAACGTATCTAGTATATCAGTACGGTGGAAATGATGATATTCGTAATGGTTGGTGGTGGACCTTTAGTCCGCCTAGTGGAGTGGAGTTACTCTGTGCAGAAGAAATGGAAGATGCGAACGGGGACTATCACCTCTTTGTCGGCGGGAACGACGGGATGTTGTACGAGTTTTTCAACCAAGATTCTGACAACTACACGAATGCCGCTGGTGCGGCCTCGGCGGTCACAATGCAAATGCAAACGGGCTGGATCAGAGCCGGTAGCCTAGGCGCAGAATTCGAGGGTGTCACAGGACGGGTATCACCCTCTTACGTCGAGCTACGGGCCAGGGAAGAGGATGGAGAGGCACACAACTGGACAGTGCTGGTAGAGACGGCTGACGGATCGGCCCTATCTCAAACAGTACGGGATTCCCAAACGTTTACTTTCGCCTTCCCGGCCGGAAGTAGCATTCAGAGATACCGCCCACAGGGACTAAGCGGAGGCGAATACATTAGGTTTACTATCACCCATAGTGAGCTAGGTAAGAACGCTGTATTCCAAGGTCTGAGAGTGTACCTAAATGTACACCCTGCGCCCGGCATCGTAGTGGGTGCAAATGTGGCTGGACAGGGGTAGTTGAACTTTATTTAACTGATTGAATAAAGATTAAGGTATAATTACTTAGGAGATAATTATGCCTAGTAATCATTTAAAACATGGATTTACCTCAGGAGGGAAAACACACCCTGTATATAATTCATGGATTGGTATGAGACAACGTTGTCATTATATCAAAGATAAATATTATTACAACTATGGCGGCAGAGGGATTAAGGTCTGTACACGCTGGTTAAAATCTTTTGAAAACTTTAGAGATGATATGTTTCCTACATGGCAACAAGGATTGCAGTTAGATCGTATTGATGTTAATGGTAACTATGAACCTAGTAACTGTAGATGGGTTACTAGCTCACAAAATAACAAAAATACAAGACGTAAAGCTATAAAACAGAGTCCAGTAGATAACGTTACGTTTGATGCTAGACGTAATAAGTGGGAAGTTATTTACAGGTTTGATACACAGGAAGAAGCGGAACAGTTTGCTTTAAGTACGAATGTTTAAGGTATAATTAGGTAGTATCGGGAGGATTTATGGCTAAGAAGAACAAGGGGCCTCGCGTTAGGAATGCTAAGGAAGGTGATCGTAACCTCTTTAGAAAACTTTGGAAAGACTATCTTACGGAGGCTTATAATAGCAAGGACTCAGAGATCCAACCGGACGACTTTAACCTCGACCGTTACTCTATGTTCTTTGACTTCTTTGTCAGTGGACAGCTTCCAGGCATTGTGCTATTTATAGGCGATTCGGCAGTCCTTATGTGGGGCGGGTTTGGAGACAACGATCCGTTCCATATGGACTCTAAGAGAGCAGTGGGCTTCGGCACATACGTAAAGCCAGAAGCTAGACGTAGAGGTTATTCGATGCTGATTCGGGCAGAAGGCAAGAAGCAGCTTAAAGATATGAAATTTGACAGTGTAGTCGGTGAAATAAAGCACGGCGGTACGGACTTTGATAAGAGGGTCGCATCTGCCGAGAAAGCTGGCGGCGTCCCTTACGCAACTTTATGGCAACTTAAATTGGAAGAAGCAAATGAGTCTTAAACATGGAATGTGCGGCCGAAAAAACAGGCACGCTATTTATGCGACATGGGTTAGTTTTAAACAGAGATGTTTAAATCCTAAAAACACAGGATATAAAGACTACGGTGCTCGTGGTATTAGAGTCTGTGACCGTTGGTTAGATTTTAAGAATTTCTATGATGATATGTTTCCTACATGGGTAAAAGGGTTACAACTAGACCGTAAAGATAATGATGGGCATTATTCACCTGACAATTGCGTATGGTCTACGCCTTCTCAGAATTCTAAGAATAGACGTATGAAATCAATATACCAAAGCGATATAGATTATGTATGTTACGATAAATATAAGTCAGCTTGGTTAGTAATTCGTAGATTTAACACTAAGGAAGATGCTGAAATGCATGCTAAGTCCTTCAAGGAAAATAGTTAAGTGGCAACATCCATAGCGGTAGCAGGCATCGGCGCAGCAGCAGCCGTAGGCGGTGCTGCTATGTCCGCCAAGGGCGGTTCTGCCGGTGGAGTCCCCGGTTCAAGCAAGGCGATGCAGAGTCGTGCCATTATCAATCAAGAGGTTGCCACTGGAACGTCTGATCTTGAGAATCAGCTTGGCAAGGAATCTATGGTTCAAACCGAACGTGCCCGTCAAGGTATCTTTGACCTGTTGGGCACGCCCGGTACATATGAAGAGTCATATGAAGACTTTGTTAATGCTGGCGGCGGTACAGGCGTAGGCGCACCTACTGGACAGTTCAATCTTGTTCAGGTACGTGAACCTCTTAAGCTCCCTGTAGAAGCTCTCCCTGGTAAGGGCAAGGGAATCTACACTAAGGAAGAGTTGAAGGCTGCTAGTAACTACAAGACGACATTTGGTCTTGTCGGTGCCGAAGTAGATCCTGAACGTACCACGTCTGAAGGTAAGGCGTGGATTATTGATCCTGACGCATACATTAAGAACGTATCGCAGTCTCGCCAGTTCCGCATGATGAGCCGTATGACAGCGGAAGCCGATCAGCTTTCCCGTCAACAAGGCCCTCTGTGGGAAAAGCTAAAGCAGTCTGTAACGAATCCTATTATACAGTCGTCAGCCGTAGCTGCCCGCGAACTACAGGAGTCTCTAGCTAGAGACGCCGCTCGTGGCGGTACTTCTAGAAATAGAGCGGTTGCTGTGGCTAACAAGATTCAGGCAAATAATGAGATCCTTCGTGACCGTACTACGGCGCTATGGACATCAAGTCTTGCCATCAAACAGTGGACTCAGGACAATGCTAGATTGCAAACTGCCTTCAACCAAAGCTGGGTATCGAACCTAAATGGTATTCGTGATAACTTCACAGGCATGATGCAGAACGCACAGCAATTCTACGGTGCTCAGATTCTACCCTCTGTTGTAGGTGCTTCTGGTAATACCGCTGGTATGGCTAGAGACAACTCTAACACTCTGGCAGATTTGGCTGCCGCACAAGCTAGCCGTGATGAATCAATGGGCAATCTAGTATCAGGGGCTATCAAGGCAATCGGTGGAGGCATAATGACAGCATACGCAAACTCTGGCGCGACGCCCGCGGCGAACGCCACCATGAGCGGACAAAGTTACCTTGATGTATCTGGAGTCGCATAGTGGCACTTAGAGATCGCGCAGAACAAGAATACCGTACTAAGGAAGACTTAGATTCCAAGCGTGGCATGTCCGCGGTTGGCGCAGCCTTGCTTGAAGAAGGCTTGTCTCAAATGGGTTCACCCGGAGCAGGTAAAGCTGTAGGGGAATATCTGCGTCAAGAATGGTGGAGACAAGAAGCTAATACTTTCCAGGCCACTACTGGTAAGGAAACTCAGGGACGTATTAACGAAAACATGGGTTCTTATAAGAACCGCACGAAGATGACCACAGAGGTAGGCGTTGAGGGACAAGATCCGGCAGAGCTTAGAAAAGGTTATTATTCCGAGTATGATCTTGATGGTGCTCCGATCACTACCAGTTTTATACCGGCTGATGACTTTATGGCAGTAAACACACATCTTAACACTGCTGCTTCTGATATGATAGGCGGTCTACAACATATTAGTATGGACTTCATGGATGCTGCTGGCGAATATCCTAATAACCCTCTCGTTGAGCAAAAAGCTAAGCAGCTAATGAATCATATTCAATCTTCGTTCGAGGGTCAGCTTACAGCCGCTAAGATAGCGGGTGAGCAGATGGATCAGCAGAATCAGATGATGGAAATGCAAGAACGTGACCGTAAGGCTAAGTTAGCTGCGGAATTGTTCCCCAAGAAGCGTCAAGTTGAAATGGGTAAGTTAGATGCAGAACTCTTCAATCAAGAAGAAGAGATGACTAAGACTCGTGCTATGGTCGCCCGCGGTAGAGAACTAAACGCCGCAGATGGCTTTGATATTGAAGCCCTGGACGACAACGATAACTTGGAGAGATACTACAAGCACCAGATCGACATAGCTGACCAAATAAAGCAAGTTGAATTGGCTAAGAAGTCAGGTCGTGCCACAGTGCCGCCTGGAATCGACCTAACTAACGTCGGCGACTGGTTAAGATACAGTGCTCCCGGTACTGCTATCATAACAAGCTTCAAGGAAGAAGAAGAAAAGAAAGCCTTAGGTGCCGATCCGGCTACGATACAGGCATTGGAAGATTTAGCTATATCTAAGGGCTACAAGACCTTTGCTGAGATTGAAGATCCTAAGCTTCAAAAGGCTATCCGTGCTGAGGTTCTTAACTTGAATCCTGACGTTCGTGAAGGCATTATGAAGAATGCTGTAAGGAATGCTACGGAGTATCTAATTAATACTGGACAACTTGGAGCTTCCTTCGGTGTCGGTAAGGGAAATAAGGGCGTTGAACTACCTGACCCTTCCAGTGGCGTATCAAGACAGATTAGACTATTCGAGAGTCCTGAAGCCATGGTGCGGGAACTACTACCTGAAGAGTTTGAAGAGGAAGTAACTTCAGAGGTAGAAGTACCTTCTGAAGAGCCGTCTGAATACTACTCAGGCGACCCGGAAGATCCGTTTGGAGATCAAGACATTCCTGAGGATTCTCCGCTAAACCCAGATACGCAACAGCGTGAAATCATGCAGTTAGAAAATTACACTGACTGGCTTGGGTACATTGCTGCTAATCCGAAGACACCTAGGGCTGTTAAGATCAGCAATGCTAAGCGCGCTATGAAGGACATTGATACTCAAATGGATAATCTCAGACAGCGCCAGTCTATTTACGGACAAGGGTTGCCTGAGCAAGAGTATCTTTCAAAGTTAGCTGAGATGAAGACTGTTTACGCTAATTTTGAGAAGCTTCTTGCTGACCCTGATGCTCCCTTTGCTTTCACGCCTGACTTCGGTGTTGGACCGGCGCTTCAGAACGCTAAGAAGATGATTAAACTAATGATGAGTGAAGTTGAAGAAGGTATGGTTAACCTTGACGATCCTAGCTATGGACTTGTGCCTCTTGGTGGACAAAGACCGCCGGGAATACTTGTACCTAAGGAACAAGCAAGACGCGGAGGGAAGACACTTCTAGGTCCGGCTATTGATGCCTCTGTACCGTACTGGATGGCTAGCCCAGAAGAGAAACAAAAACGCATGAGTACACTGGATAAGACACTTAAGACCGGAATCCTCTAATGATAACTCATTGTAAACGAAACCATGAGTTTACGGAAGAAAATACTTACGTAACTCCTCGTGATGGATTTAGAGTCTGCAAGCAATGCAGAAGGTTAGCTCGTAATTCATATTACGCTAATAATAGAACTCAACACGCAGCCAGAAATAGTGACTGGAAGTCAAAGAATCCAGAGTACGGACAAGAATGGGAGCGGACTCATAGAGTAAGTAGACAAGGTATTCGTAGAAAGAGCAAGTATCAAATTACAAAAGATGAATATGCTCAAATGTTAGAGAGTCAACATGGTAGTTGCAAAATTTGTAAAACAGAAATGAAAACAATATGCATAGATCACTGTCATGAAACTGGAAAAGTTCGCGGCTTACTTTGTAGAAAATGTAATACAGGAATCGGCATGTTGCAAGATAATCTCGATATAGTACAAAATGCCGCTGAGTATCTAGCATGTCATTCGGTCCTATAGATATAGATACAGAGGAAGAGGTTGTTGAAGAAACAACTGAACCGACTCCGCGTGGTGCTGGTAGATTTACTAGCCAAGCTATGCGCGCTGCTGCCCCTATTGCTGAAGACGCAGATAGGTGGAATCCCTTTCCGATTGAGCAAGAAGAAGATAGGGAAGTTGACGAATACCCGATGGGTGATATTAATTCCCTCACGTTACGTACCCGCGCGAACAACCCTGACCCTAATGACCCGGCTGAAGAACCGGCATTTATTCGCTCCACCGCTAACTTCCTGTTCGGTGATGAAATGGCGATCATGGGTGTTAAATGGGATCAAGATGGCTTAACGTGGAAGGCTGAGACGGCCGAAGAAATGTGGTCGGATCACCCGATCATGTCCTCTGTAGCTCTAGCCGGAGTTGCGTTCCCTTTCGTGGGTGCTTTAAGAAAGAGTGCCAAAGTAGGTAAATTAGCTACGATGATTGCCCCTGGTGCCGAGCTTGGTATGGTCGCTGGAGCTGCACGTAAAGTAGGTATTCTACCTGAGAGTCTTCTGAAGCACGGAGATGACTGGAGCGCTCTAGGTGACGAACTACTAAACGTAGTGGACGAAGATGCGGTAGCCCTTGGTGCCAAGTCTCAGACCCTTAAGTATTTCGATGACGAATTCGCTGCTGTAGTAAAGACAGAAACCGATCCCCGTAAGCGCCTTGAAATGTTGGGTGGCCGTAAGCGTCTGCAAGAGATTCTTCTTGAGTCAGATAAACGCGGACGCATGAAGGAACTAGCAGAACTTGTAGAATCAGGTGGTGGATCTCTTAAGCAGCAAGCTCAGTACATGATGCAAAAGAAGTTTGCCAACTCTTATTTCAACATTGGGAATAAGGTTAACAAGGCATATGTTAGGAACATGAATGACTTTTGGGATAACGCCAAACTTGACGAACTATTCATCCATGATCTTGAGCCTGCTGACAATCTTCTCTATTACAAGTTCCTTAATGATAGGCATGATGTTGCTGACTTTGCTAAGCTATCTCCAACCAAGCAACGCTATTTCGAGAGGACACGTAACCGCTATTGGCAACACCAAGAGGCAGCCGTAGAATCAGGGTTCATGTCTCCTGAGACAGTAGCGCGCGTAGGTAAGGCCCACGTTGCGGCTATCTACAAGAATACAGACCTTAGTACCGTAGCCGATGTAACAGGTGGAGCCAAGATCCTTGAAGGCACTGGTAAGGTTCGTACCTACCCTAAGCTTTTCTCTCCTACGCTAACAGAGCGTAAGAAGACGCTAGACGAGGTTATCGACGCTGCTTCCAATGGTGAGCTTATCACTAACATCAACGATGTACACAGAACAAGCATTGTTAAGGACGAGTTACTGCACGTAGGCTATAAGTTCATGCGTGACATTGCTCTTAAGGCAGGCGACTCTTCAACAAACAGAATCGCCATCAACCCTGAGTCCTACGACAAGCTAAGTGGTATGGCTAAAGCCGCATGGGTCAGCCTTGATGATCTACCTGGGAGGGGCGTATCTGATCGCCTAAAGAGAATGGTAGCCAAGTCAACTAGCAAGACAGCGGAAGAAATTGACCGCATGCCTTACGTTCACCAGAACGTCATAGACGAGTTTTTCGACCCTGATGGTGGTGCTCTGAATGCTGGGCACAATGCTGCCAATGCTATCTCGATGCTAACGGCGATGCACAAGCCCGCAAAGACAGTTTTCAACCTTCCGTCGCACTTCCAGAACGTAGTAAGTAACCTTCTGTACTTCATGCCTATGGCTGGAGTTAACCCGTTCAAGGGTTCTGTCATTACGGACATGAAGAATGCCAACAGCCTTGTATGGGGCGTGGCTAAGGAAATTGCCGCTAAGAAGGGTAACGCTACGTCGATCATGTCAGACCGTGCTTCGTTACTGGAAATCGTCAGAAAGGCCGGTGCTAATACCGAAATCATTACAAACGCTGGAACTAGGCTAGACCTTGTAGATGAGATCATGGACCCGCGTGTACGTCAAATGATTGAAGATCAGTCATTCGATAACGCTGAAGGTTTCTCAGCTATCCACAAGTTCTATGAGCATCTTGAAAAGAACAATGCTGGTAAGCTTGCTTACGTTGACAATGCCACTGCTGGCCTTGCTAAGATGTACGTTAAGGCGATTGAAGGTACAGACAAGATACTAGAGAAGACAATCAAGACACCTCTTCTAAAGAGAATGTCCGCTGCTTATCTAGCAGAAGATATGACGCCTAAGCTGGCAACGTATATGCAGTTTAGAAAGCGCGGCCTGAGTATTGAGCAATCAGTAATGCAGGTATCGCGTAAGTTCCCTCAGTACAAGACTGTTGGTAAGACTATCCAGGGCGCTCGCAGATGGGCGTTTCCTTGGGCTACGTTCCCTGCTGAAGTAACCCGTATCATGCGTAACAACATGGTAGACAGACCACTAGCCTCTGCTATGTGGTTCCAAGCTGCGGGCACGCATCAATCAGTTATGTCAGGACTAGGACTTGCTCCTACATCACCTGAGCAGATTAACGAAGCTAAAGAATCTGCACCGTTCTGGGCAAACAAGCCTACGACTGTTATTGGTACCTCAGAAGGACAAGGCGTTGCGGCTGGTGCTTTCACAGGTGCCGCTGCCGTTGGTATGGCTGGAGCCTTAAAGGCCGGGCCACTTGGCTTCGCTGTAGGTTCTTCAGTCGGTGCTATAACAGGTGCAGGACTGGGTTACTTTGGATCTAAGGGTGAAGACTCACTAAGAGCCTGGACTCTAGACTTCCTACCTCATAGTGCCATCCTGCCTCAGACCTACGATGTTCACATGGACCCTGGCTCAAACATGGCAAAGGAACTGCTGAAGGTAAGCCCCGTTGAACCGCTATCCGTTATGATGCCTCTTCTACGCCTAATAATGGGTGAAGACGAGTACGGTCAGGAGATTGTAGCTGACAGTAAGTCGGACTACATGGGTAAGGCTCTGGTACAGACATTCGGTATGATCTCCCCTCCGTGGATTCAGAAGTACGGGCTTAGAGTAGGCTCTCCTACTAAGGGTGCCTTTGGTTTGGATCAGCTTTCAACTATGACACTATCGGGTGCCGCAGGAGCTATCGCTGGCAGAAAGCTAGGTATCCCTGGTATAGCCGCAGGCGCTACTGCCGGTCTTGCTCTAGGTAGTCAGATTGACACAAGCCGCTTTGAAGAAGACATTGGTATGCGCGTTAACTCAAAGACAGGTGAGCGCGGGAACCCTATTTACGATGTGCTTCTTACTAGCGTAGCCGGCCTTGGTAAGTCTTGGAAGGCTGACCCTGGAACAAAGGCTTTCAATGACAAGATGCGTGACGATAACCTAAAGACGTTCCGCTCGTCAATAAAGCGTAAGATGACGAACGCTGCTATCAACGGTGACGAGGAAAGCTTTGCGAGTCTAATGCAGGACTATTTCATCACCTACTCACAACAGTACGATGATCCGCGCAAAGCACAGGCAAAGTTCTCTGCCAGCATTGAAGACTTAATTCCTCAACTTCGTAGGAACCCTCAGTACAAGAGGTTCAGTGAGGAAGAGCTAAAGGCTCGTCTAAAGGAAGCTACCGCGTTTGCTATTAAGCACCGTGGCGAGTTTAGCGATCAGCGCGTTGAAGAACTGCGCAGAGAAATCATTGCACGTCAATTTAGCAAGCACCAAAGCGGAGACGCAATAGGATTCGATATGGATTTTGACTTTGACCTAGGCTCAGAAGGGTTCGGATCTTCGGGGCTGTTCTAATGAAGCGACTAGCAGTTATATTCTTACTGTCACTAGTTTTGATGGCACCTGCTGACCCAAACAAACCGCTACCGTCGTACATGGAAAAGTGGACATGTATAGACGCGCTAGAAGTTTACACTGAAGCCGGGGCACTGCATCAAGTAGCCGGTGAGAGACTTAACTCGTCAAAGTCACCTGCTGCTAAGATGTTCTGGGCTGAAGTAAGACAGTTTACTTTGAGCGTTCATCCTGATCTTTTGGAAGCGCGAACTAGAAAGTGCAAGGCGGCATAATGGCAACTCCTGAGTACAATAAAGTACGTTACTTTGTGCAGATTGCAATACAGGCTTAGGTAAGTTTAAGGATTCTCTTCCTCTTCTTCAGAAAGCTCAGGAGTATCCTTCTCAGTAGGCGTAGCCTCTTCGTCATCGTAAGAGCGGTCTAGGAGCTTATCCCGACTACAGAATACGCAGAGTATTCCGAAGTCAGTGTTCCTACCACATACACATTTCGCTATCCCCATAACGCCTCCAGGGCCGGGCATACGGGAAAAGGCAACCTTTGCTTAAGCAAAGGAAATTCCTCTAATACGTTAAACTTAGCCAGTGTTCCTGGGTGATAGGAGCGCTGGCTTTTTCGTTTAATACGACTTAACGCTTCGTCCTCTTTGGGCGAGCGTACCGTATTGTGCAAATGCAGAACTCGCATATCTGAAGTAAAGTCCAATTCGGACTTACTGTTCTGCTCAAAGAAGGGTACTTCCCCCGGGTGCGTTCCGTTCCATATCGCTGACCGATGATATAGCCTGTGATGGGTTCTTTCTTCCGAATAGCGCTGCAACAGGTCGGGACTCACTTCTACCCGACGGAACGTTGTGTAGCGCACACGACTGTTTTCACCATGATGTTCTAGTAAGATATCGCCGATTTTGTCAATCTTCTCTAGGTCTTCTCTGTTGTAGACTTCATCGCCGTCAAGGATGAGATATGTTCCTGTTCCGGCTTCAGCAATCATTGAGTTGCGGAAACAGAGCTGTACTTCAGGCGGACAGTGCGGAAGCTTTCTTACTATGAAGTGGGTGTATAATTCTTTGGAAACAAACCAATCTATAACATCTCTTGTATTGTCAGTACTTCCCACATCGTAGATGACCATATGTTCAAAGTGACCGGAGATAGACTCTAACGCATATGGGAGCCAGAAGGCATCGTTCTTAACTAATACTACGGGTGTTACGTTGTTCATTTTGTTTCCAAATTCTAAGTATTACAGGCCAGCATTTCTCACAGTATGTTCTGCCTTTTTGTGGTATAAATCTAGGAAGATTCTTGTCAAAGCACGTCACAGCATGTGGAACACGCTTAGGCTTAATGTACTTTCGACATCTGTAGCATTTGTATTTACTATTCACTTACTGCTCTGCCCTTTTCCTTCTCCCAATTACGATCTGATCGTACCTCTTGGTTAACTTGCCAAGCGGCATCTGCCATATGGCTGTTCACACACAACTCTTTTGCAAATATAGAGAATGCTCTGTTATCTTTAGGGAAGCAGACTCCACCCCATCCCTTATCGCCATCGTGGCCGGGTACCTGAAAGTGTGACCTCCCAATACGCCCGTCCTGTAGGATTTCATTGATAACAGTGGGAAAACTCGTGAAACCATTTAGCTTCTCACAGACACGAGCTAACTCATTGAAGAAGCTTAGCTTGACTGTGAAGAACACGTTGCAGCCGTACTTAACCATAGCGGCTTCTTCCCAATGCATCACTGCAAGACGTGTGCCAGGGAACCGCTCCTCATGTAGCTTCAATACGATAAACTTTGCAGCAGCATTAGGTAGCTCGACTCCAAAGATGAACCGCGTACTCTGAATGAAGTCTAGGTCCGCTGTGCGTTCTGTTAGGAACTCAGGGTTAAAGATGATAGTCCCGGCAAGCGGATATGTAGCCTGTAGCTTAGAGAAGAATGCAGGCGGGCAGGTAGACTTGATTACCACTTCTCTATCAGCGTTAGGGAACGTACTAAGGTCGGCTACAACGCTCTCAACGATTGAGGTGTCACAGGAGCCGTCCGCGCGCATGGGCGTAGGCACGCATACGAACACAACAGCCTGCTCAGCTACCTCTTTGATAGTGCCGATGTTCTTGTACTTGTCGTAAACCCTAACGTTTGCGTATTGTGCGAACGCGCGTGACGTTGCACCACCTACGAAGCCTAATCCTATGATGCCTACATTATACATGAATGCCCTTTCACGGAATAGTGAGAACCAAGATAACTGCTATGAGGATAGCAACCACTCTCATTTCTGTAGTATTTGCTTGGCACGCTTAACTATGGGCGGGCCGATGATTGTGTTCTGGAAGACAGTCAGTCCGTCTCCAGCGTTCTTCAAGATACCCTTCGCCCATACTCTCTGGTTGTAAGGCGCTCTAAAGTTTTCCTTCACGATCTTGATATGGTCAGGATGTAGAACTGCCATGCCGTCAAAGCCTAGGCAGTACGCCTGCCTAGCGTTATGCATGATCGTGTTTAAGTCCAGGGAGTAGTCAGGGCTGTCATACACAGGAATGCCAGCAGCCTTGCATGCATTCAAGATCCGTGATCTAGCGTAGTCAGTGTGTAGTTCGGAATTCATTGATAATATGAAATCATATTGCCCAAATATGACACCGCCAGCCTTCTCGGCAATGTAACTAGCAGCGTCAACGCCAGCAGCAGTTTCAATGAGAGCGATTACTCTATCACAGCCAAAGCTGTTTCGACCGTCCATATCGACGTAACGGTCAAGTACGTAAGGCGTGACTTTAGGAATGACTATGGCTTGTACGGTAGGTAGGTCGTATAACTCATATGTCATGTTGTCGTCAATGCGAACCCAATCCTTTGTACGGGCGTGCTTCTTCACGTTCTCAAAGGCCCGCTTCTTCTCTGTCGCGGGCACACCGTCTTCTAGATCATAGACAATAGTTACTTCAGGGTAACGCTTCTTCATGGTCTTGGCCTTGGCTATGAACTCATCCTTGTGGGCAGGTGTGAACATCAGGATTTGCATACTACCTCCAGTATAGTCTGTACGCGGTGCGAGGCCAGGTGGTTTAGGCACACTTCATCATATGCTTGCTTGGCAATCTTAGCAGCCTTATCGGGGTTTGTCATGCACCACTGCATGCGCTCCAGCAGTCCCTCATACGAATACGCCTTGTAGGGAATGTAGTGCTGCCAAGGCTCGAAGAGGAAACCTTTGCCGTCTCGCGTGTCTTGGTCGCAGATAAGCGGCAACTTCATAGCCATCGTCTCTATAGTACGCAGGTTAGGTCCGTCGTGCTTCTGTCCGTGGTTGAACCCGAACCTGCAAGCACCCATGCGCTCAGCGGTCCTGGGCCATGTGTGCTTTCCCTTACGGCCTACTTCATCCACGTCGAAAGTCCAGTTATTGTCTTTGCACGCTTTCACCATAGGATCTGCTCTATCAAGCCCGCCAAGGGAGCCTAGGAAGCAGAAGTCCTTTGTCTTCTCCGAGGTAAACGTTTCACCGTCGAAGTAAGCAAGATCCGTGAAACTTGGAGTCCAAGTAGCTGAAGGATGGTCGGCGAACAGGTCGCGCTTATCCCATATAGCAAAGAATACATAGTCTGCGGAGCGTGACAGTCGTTGGTGCATATCAGCATTTCCGTGCGAGTCTATTGCAAAGAAGACAGTCTTAATTAGGGACTGGATCTTAGGATGGCAAAGGTGAAACTTCTGATCCCCCTTCATATCCTTACCGCAGTCAATATCGAACAGAAGATCGTGTGCCCTGTAAACGCTATCATCTAGGATGATCTGCTTATCTATCTCTGTGACTTCGTGTCCAGCCTGTGTGAAAGCTCTGGACAGGGATGTAGCGTAGGTAGCGATAGGCGTACCTTCGTAGTCCCATAGATGTTTAGCAAGTAGTATCTTCATTAGTTTTCCAGATAGAAGTTAGTCTTAGAGAAGTATTCAGGTGGCTTAGGTAGCTCACCTTTGGTACGCAGAAGGTACAAAGAAACCATTGCTAGATCATATGTAAGTCCGTGTCCCTGTGCATTCCAAGCATCGGAATCTTCATCGTATACTTTACAGAAGTACCCGATTAGCGGTGCGTTATGAGATCCAGTAACAAACCCGCCGTGTCTCTCTATAAAGACCATGCCGAGTTGTACGCTACCCTCGCTCATAAGGTATTTATTCATCTACTACCTCAGGTTGTTCAACCACAAGCTTCTCTGCTTCCTTAGCAGCGAGATCAAGTCTCTTCTGTGCGCTCCATGAGTAGATGATGTTCATGCGTTTAACCTGGGCAATTACGCTGCGGTTGTTGTTCTTAATGCGATTCCTGACCATCTTCTGTACCTTCCGAAGCTTACCTTCTAGGAAGCTTAAGCGAAGATTGGAAATGTTGTCAATGAACAATCGCCCTCTTAGGTGGTCTAGCTCGTGTAAGACGGCGGCAGCATCAAGGTCGAATGCTTGCCACGATACGTCATTGCCCATAAGGTCAGTATAGTAAAGGTCTACTGCCGAATGTCTAGCCACAGTTCCCTTGAACCCCATAGGCACACTTAGACAGCCTTCGTGGCTGGCCTTCTGAGTCTCGACTAGTACGCTGTCTCTTGTATTGGGATTGAGGATTACGCGCGGAACCTTTATACCAGTTTGAGGCCATTGTGTATCTACGATACACCAATGCTCTTTGAAGCCCAATTGATTAGCGGCAATACCAATACCGCGAGTGGTATACATTGTGCAAGCTGCCTGTGCGATCTTCTTACGGAAGTCTTCGTCAGCAGGGTCAGTGACTTTGTGCATAGTATCGCAGCGAAGGAACTCTTCCCAATCATTCCCTATCTTGTATAGCAGAATGTCGTAGTTTTTCTCAGGGTCTACTTGAGGAAGCTCCACACCGCACTTTGTTGTATACTGTTCCATTGTTACTCCAGGCTCAAAGGAAGGTGGCTGTAGGCTGTCTTCTGAAGATCCTTGTACACTTTCTCGTTTCTGATAAGTTGCTTACGTAAATCCTTAGGATCTAGAACCCAGCGTCCGCCTTCGGTATCGCCAAGTTGTTCAAACATATTACGGGCTTCCATGATGTCAACCCACTTATTGTTGTGGCCGATCAGCCCCGCTTTCCATACTCTATGGCTCCACTCCCCGTGCGCGTGACCAGCGCCTATGAAGAGAGGGTTGAAAGCACCAATGCGCTCCACAACCTTGTGTGTTATAAACGTTAAGTCTCCACGCGGAGTGGGACCGTAAATCGGCGTGAATCCATGCGTCTTCATATACTGAGCAAACTCAGGAGACGTTTCTTGGACGTGCTTGTCTTGAACACGGCAGAAGTGGTGAATGTTGGACAGGTTGGCAGCCTTCTCATAGGTTTCAAACCAACCCTTAGAGATAGGCTTAAGGTCGTCTTCTAGGATGCAAATGTAGTGACAGTCCTGAAGCGCCCACAAGGCACGGTTCTTGTTCGCTGCTACACCAAGATTCTTACCTTGAACCAGTGTAATATCTTCAAGAATGTTTAGAGGGTTGGAGCCGTCGTCGCACACCACAACGCGAGTACCTTTCGGTACTGTATTCTGTACAGCGAAGATAATCTCGTTAAGGTACTTCTGCCGGTTATAGTGGCAAATTCCAACCCCGCGCCTTATTCTACTGTCGTCCATTTACCCTCCACCTTATACTGTACTCGAATGTTCTTAGAGCCCATCATCTTCTCCACTATTTCTTCTGCTGATGGCTGTCCCGCTCGTCTAGCAGCTTCGACTCGTATCCACTTTTGAAACTCTGGCGAATTAGCCATTTTGATAAAGGCATTAACCTTGTTCCGATGTTGCTCTCTAAACTCCCGACTTTCAGACACAGCACTAGAAGGAACATGGCGCACGCGGACACCACTTTCGACTTTGTTGACATTCTGTCCGCCCGGCCCGCCGCACCGAAACGTCTCAACCTCGCAGTCTTTAATAGTGACGCTAAAAGCTTTAGTTCTAGGTTTTGCATAGTTCATGTACTAGTTGCCTCAATGTATGTACATACTGGTGCGGGTCTGCTGCCTTACCTGCTGTTTGGTAGCCGTTATTGATTAGTTTCTGGAAGAGCTTAGGATCTGATAGTAGCTTATCTACAGCTTCACCGCCTTGTTGTGCCTCACCGGGAGGGTATAGTAAACAGTTCTCTTGGTCTTTAAGGAATTCTGCACCAGTGTCGGTAGTTACGATAGCGCAACCCGCTGCCATAGCTTCCAGTGTCATACGTCCTAGTCCTTCGTTGAAGGAGCTTCCCAACCAGATATCGCACTGCTTCATTACCTGTGCCATTTCAGGGCGGTTAGGTTTGAACACGTAAGTCATCCACGGCGGCTTATACTTAAGCGCTACCTCACCAACGGTCACGATGTCTACGTTAGCGCCATACTTGTTCTTAAGAGCCTTGACGATGGCATTGGCGAACGTCGTCCCCTTTGTGGGATGGTCGTGCATAAGATACCCAATACGCATCTGCTTGTCAATGACCCCGTACTGTCTCGTCTCCGGGGGAGCGTTGAACACAGGGAACGTGTAATGATACCAGCCGATAGTTTGAACCTTATCGGGGCTCCACGCAATGTGACGCCAATCAGGCATAGGATTGATACACTTCTCACGTAGATGCTCTGTGGAACAAAGTATCTTATCCCATATGGGCATGCGCAAGCTAGCTTCTTCTATGGCCTTAAAGCGAGGATTGTGGCTGAGCTTTAGAAGTACCTTCTTGGCATGTTTAAGTGAAGGCTGATTGACAATCTGCTCAATGAACGGATTATCAGAGTTGATAACAACCATGTCAGACTCTTTAATGTAATCAACGCCTATGAATAGCGGAACTTGCTTGAAGCTTATTACTTCATTGTTGAAATCGTCATAGATTGATACTAGGCGCGCATCGTGTCCCAAGTAACCCAAGACGTTAGCGAAATTAATGATCGTAGTCGGGCCACCGTGTTTGCGTGCGTGAGGGGTGACTACAGTAATCCGTTTCTTGAATGGTACCAGACCTAAGTTTATTTCAAAGTGATTAGTGAAGCTATTAACACTGTCTTCTCTTGATAAGGGAACTAGAGTGACTGCGGACTTATTCTCCTTAATCTTTAGACACCTATCGGCTAGTTCTTCGGGTATCACGTTCTGCATGAAGATATGAACGCCGTTAAACTTATTGCTCGCGTACTCACCAATGCCTCGGTTATTCCAGCAGACAACTTCAACGCCACAAGCAAGAGCTTCCAAACTAGGCATGCCGTAACTGTGAATGTAGCTTGGATCTATAAACACATCTACCTCAGTGCGTAGGAGGTGCGCCAAGCGTCCTTGTGACAATTTACCGAGTCCTACAATGGCCGGACAATCGGGAATGAAGTCCATACCCAATCCTAGGACGCGGATATTTTTGTCCCGCTTGATAATCTCTTTGGCAACCTCAATGCCGCGCTCAGCACCCTTGAAAGGATATTGAGCGTTCAAAGCTATCATCACGGTAAACCTATCGTCGCCACGGCTTCGGTCGCCATGATGGAATAGGTCCGTATCAACGCCCGGTTGAGTAGTGAAGATGATGTTTTTAACGCCTTCCTTCTGTAGATGTTCAGTGATCCAGTTACTTGACGATATGGAATAACGTAGCTTTCCATATGCTTGAGCTTGCTCTGCGGCTAACTCAGGAATGGCAGTAAGCTCAGGATCGTATGACTGAATGTGATGAATAGGAGTAAGACTTTGTATGCGCTGACAAAGGATGCCTACGGGCGACACAAGTTCAGATACAGCGGCAATTACGACACCGTTGGTAAAGCAGCGCGTGGAGAAGTTAGTTACAAAGTCTTCTGCATCCTTAAAGAAGATAGGCGCAGTATGTAGATCATTGAGGACATTCTCAGGAGCGTCAGGAGTGTTCTTGATAACACAAACCTTAGCGTTGACATTCTGCTCAATTAGCTCATTTACAATGTCTGCTATGTACTTCATACCACCGCAGAAGTCGGCTGATTTTACAACCCAAACGCAATTGTACTTGTAATCGTGGTCAAACAGTGAGTCGGGTGTCTTGGAGCGGATCTCTGACATGACCTTGTTAACATTGTAGCCATTCTTCCAGTCTGCATAAGAAGGATTTAGCTTGTGGAAACGCTCCGAGCCAGAACGCCGAAGGCCCATATGTTCATCTGAACTTACTTGATTGAAGCTGCTGCTACGTTCATGGAAGATGTAACAATCGTCAGCCATGACAGCTTTGTTGCCAAGGTACTCACCGCTATCAGAGGTGAGCTTAAGAGATTGGAACCAGAAGTGCGTATCCTCCCCGTAGGAAACGTAGGCTTCATCGAACCCTCCTATCCTTTCTAAGAGACTACGCTTGAAGAACAAGCAGAAGCCGGTAGGCATAATCTCAGGATAGTTCTTAGGTGATTTACGTTCGAGCGCACGGTTCATATCCAGATACGATCTACCAGGTTCCATCTGCACGTTAATCAGGGCCGTATTATTGGTTACCGGATTAACAATGACATGTGACTTATCAGCCTCTACGGCAGTAACCATTTTGGTTAACCAGTAGGGAGTAACTAGAACGTCCGAATTGAGAACGCAGAAATACTTACCCGTGCCGACGTTCATGCCGATGTTACAGGTGGCAGCGAAGCCCTTGTTCTTCTTGTTGCAGATAACCTTCAATCCTATGCACTTGTCAGACTTGTTCTGACCTTCCAGCGTCTTAAGGTAGTCACGGACAGCAGGATCAGGAGAACAGTCGTCAACTAGGATAAGCTCAAAGGGCCAATAGGTATGTTTGAATACAGACTCAATGGCCTTCTTAACTAGATTGAGAGCGCCGTAGATAGGGATGACAACGCTTACATGCCCAGGACTATTAACTACACTAGCTAAGGTGGAGTAGGAAAGTGTGTTGAGCCGGCCAACGTTTTTGTTGTCACCAACGTTGGAACGGATGGCAGCCTCGATCTTAGCCACCACGTCGGGAGTAAGTGCAACTTCCTGCCCGTCACTTGACTGAGCCGTAATAGCATTTACGAACTCGGATTCGGTTTCCGATCCAGGCTCCGTCCATTTACCCGTTCTATCAAACGGCATCTTTTACCTTCACGTTCTTCTTGATTAGCTCAACTAGATACGGTACGCCTTCAGGAGCAACACCATAAATATTTACTCTTATTTTATTCATGTTACTACCCTTTAAGGTAGCATCAACCTTTATTCGCATTGCCAGCGCATCCCATGAAGTCTCTTCCGGCTCCCACTGACCCTCTAGGCCGTAGCACGAGCAGTGTGAACCATTGACTTCATAGAGCTTCTTGTCTCTCTTAAATAGGACGAACGCACTTCCTTCATAAGCCTCTGTAGCATAAGAAGCAAATAGAATGTTACGGTCATTAAGATCGGTGTCGATCTCAAAGTCTCTAATAACATCCTCTAGGTTGCCGAATCCATCAAAGTATTTCTGCTTCTTCATAGTTTTGTATCCGATGCCAAGTATGCATCTTTAGAGTTAGGGTACTTTGCAATTATTTCTTTAGCTTTTTTATTAAGCACATCTTGCCAGTCTTTAGGACTTGGCGGCGGTCTGTCGTCAACCCAATTGCCTTGCATCTGTGAATCACGCAATACAACTAAACAAGCTATAGCTTTAACAACATGCGGTAGGCCGGAGTCTTTATCAATGTCAACGCCTTCCCAAAAGTCATCAAGGTGTCTTTTACAGGCATCGTAGTACACGCTAGCTCGCACCCCTGCTACCCGGTAATTATGACGACCATATTTACGTGCCCCTTCCAACATGGCTAAGCCTACTTCACCAATAACAGGAGCAGGAACAGTAGAAGACGGATATTTACCTGTTCCTACAGCATCTTTAGGGTTAGTCTCTTTGGTTGTCATGTAGTGCCGCCGCTATGTTAGGAAAGTTATGAGCAAAGATGCTGTATATTTCGTTTGCAATTTCTCTGTGCTCTAACTGCGTTGAAGGGTCCATACGCAGTTGCATATAATGAATCCAAGATCGCATGGACCCGGACATATAAAGTGTGGTTGCTGTACTTAAAGGGAGGAGAAACCGAGCCTGTTCTTTGGCAATGCCCAACTCTAAAGCTCTTGAGTAATGGTTTGCACAAAGCTGGTTAACGTCAAGTTGAAGTTCCTCAAACTGTTCTTTCACTTCAACAGATAGATCATCAATACTGTTCTGACGGTTCTTAACATCCTGCCGTCTAGCTCTGTAGTATACCATTGACGTAGCTGTAGAGTACCGCTGGCTAAACTCTTGGAAGCTAAAACTACGATGCCGAAGGATCTGCTGAGCGATAGCTCTACTCGTCTTGATCTCTACCGTCATATGGACTAACTCGAACGGACTCCAGTGTTTGTTCTTTATAAGATACTTTAGAAGCTTAGGAGCCGATTGCTCGTTCATCTGGTTAGCAGGGTTGCTAACACGAGCAACATAGCAAATCAGACCTTCCGCTGTCGGGATACCATCAACATGCGATTTCGTAACGGATACCAGCTTCACGTTCTTTGTAGACTCTAAAGCACTCATATCCTTGTTCCTCTTCATGTTCTTTGTAGACTCTAAAGCACTCATATCCTTGTTCCTTCCAATTCTCCACTACTTTCCTGTGCCAGTAGCCGCTGTGCCATAATATAGTTGAAGCTATAAGCGCACCTAGAAACAGATTAAAAATACCCCAGAATAAATTACTTGACTTCATGTTCATACCTCTGACTCAGTTTCTTCAGGTTCTCTGCCATGATATCTTCGATATCTAGATCAAGCTCTTTGGTCAGCCGGAGCCAGTACCACATCACGTCGCCCATCTCAAGGTACAGCTTCTTCTTCCTCTCGGGTGTAATAATACCATTATCATTGCGTATGATCTTCTTTATTTCATCGGCTACCTCGCCGGCCTCTCCATTCAACCCCAGGGTGAGATATACAGCACCAGTGAGTTCCTTGTTAAAGGAATCAGGATAAACTGCGGTTTTATCGGTATTAGCCAACCACGTATCTAGCAAACTAGGTTCACGCTTTTTAGATTCAACAGGTGCTAGGGTTGAGTACATTCCGTCATGTTCTTTCTTCATATCTTTCCCACTGTCTGAAATGAATCTACCGGAGGTAGATCGTGGTTATCGTGGTCACGCCACAGTGCTGCTTCTTTAACTTCGATCGGGGCATCATAGATAGTCGATCTTCCTTGAATAATGATTTGTACCTCAAGCAGTCTATCTTCTATCCGTAGCTTTTCCTCGTACAAGTCTAAAGTGTGCATACGAGTTAAGCGATACAGCCTGTACAATTGAAGCCATCTTTTGATTCTATTCATGTTATCATCCTTTGTTACACTTACTACACCAACGTTCACCCATATAACTATGCCACTCATGTTCTATGCAGACGTTTATCTCAGATGCCGCACGCGCCTTGGGAGCACTTGTCTTCTGGTTCTTCGACTTTAGCGTGCTTAATAGCTGTCTCCCACTTTACGCTAGTAATAGGTTGACCAGGGCGGGCACCATCAGGATAAACAGTGATTCCTCTAAGCTTCGGCAAATATTCCAAAAGGGTTTCAGCAAATTGCTTGACATTGTTATTACCAGCCTCTCCGTATTCAGGAAGGTTAATCGTACTGGAGATACCCTGATCCACGAAGGATTGAACGAAGGCTTGCATCCGAATGCGACGTTCAACATGCCGAGCTAGCTTGATTGAATCCTCAATGTCATTGGGATCTTGAATGATACCCTCATCTAGTAGGCGCTTCACTGTAGGATCTACAACGTATTCTGAGGCCCACTGTCCGTCAGTGCCAAGCCAGCGTCTCTTATAGGCTACGCAAAATACAGGTTCTATTCCTGTCGTTGTTTCTGCTATAATTCCGATAGTGCCCGTTGGGGCGATTGCTCTAACTGCAACGGGCTTTGCTCCCTTTCCCTTACTGAATTTAACGGCCTCATCGTCGCTAATATTCGCCCAAGCAGCAAGCCACTTGCCGAGTTCGCCGTTAGGCTCATATCTTTCTCCATGTCTTATGCACCACTCGTGCAGACCCATGATACCCAGGCCGATCCGGCGATCCCTCTCGCGGATCTTAGCAAACGATTCGTCCGGCATCCAGCTACGAAATGTCCCCAGGTACAGAAACTTTACAGCAAGTCTTGTAAGCTTCTTTAGTTCGTCAATATCATTGACCCTCGCTAGATTGATAGAACCAAGATTACAGCAGTCAGAATCAGTAGCCGACACAACTTCCGTACAAGGATTCCGAAGAACATCTTTAGCGTTAACTCCTGTGTCAATGCTAAAGCCCGGTTCTCCTGTTTTGCACATGTTTTTGCAGACCCGATAGTAGATGTCCCATACCTTATCATCTTTGTTCACCTTCTGGAAGAATTCATCATTTAGAGCCACGCTGATGTTTGTCATGTCCAACGTAGCCGGGAAGTTAAAGTCACTTTCCTTCATTGACCGAATAGCTGTAGACCAGTTCTTAGATACAATGAACTTTTCGATATCGCCGTGGTTCCAAGGTAGTCCAGCCCATAAGGCGCTACGACGCTTCCCGCCCGAGAGTACGTGACGTGCAACCTCGTTTACCATGAACATGAGGGCGAGAGGGCCACTGGATACCCCGCCAAACCGCTTAATCGGCTGTCCAGACGGTCTTACGTCTCCGTACCATGTGCCGACCCCGCCTCCGGTAGATAATGCCATCATGTGCTTCCTAAGCAGTTGAGCCCACCCTTCTCTGGAATCCTCTGCGCTCAAAAGGAAACAATTGGTTAGCTGGGGGATATCCTTACCAGCTTGGGCTAGATATCGCCCTCCAGGCATGAACTTACGCTCAGAGATAGCCTTGTAAAAGTCATCTGCCAAATGTTTGTAATCGTCGCCTGCTACGTAATCAGCTACCCGTCTTGCGCAACCATCCCAAGTTTCGTCATGCGTTGCGGCGTATGTACGAACAAAAATAGTTTCCGCGAATCGACCTAATTTAGACATTAAACGTCTCCTGTTACTTGAATTTGTTGCGGTGCTTTAGATAAGTCTAAGTTCTTCATGTGTTTGTTAGCGAACTTAGTCAGACACTCTTTTGTCAAATGGGAGTAGAACGTGCTGTACTCTACTCTCATTTCAAGGGCCGACATGAACCGCTTACAGCTATCACAGCGGTATGTTATACCCTTAATGAGAACAGGCGCGGTAACAACATTACTAGCAGCTACCCACGCCTGGATTTCTTCAGCCGAAAATTCCCACACGATTACACGGCTATGTCATTAAGGAAGTCAATAGCTTCCGCTAGGGTTTGAAAGACTACGTGTGAGAAGCACATCACGAACGGATGGCCGTCGTAAAACTTCGTGCCAGTCGGACACACGGTCACGATGTTCTTGCCCTTCCCATAAGCATAGCCCATTTCCCAAATTGTGCCAATAGACACCGCCTTCGGGTCGGACAGATTAGCTAGAATGAAATCAGACTGGTCAATGTAGAACCGATCCTTTACTGTCACCTGCTGTGCCGTTAGGTTAGGCTCTATGCTGGAGAATATGAACTTCGGGTCTTTCTCAAACTGTACTGAGATAGGATTCAGTACAGCGTAGCATCCCTTAAGCTCGATCTCGCATTCTTGCCGCCAACTGTTAGCGTCAGCTACAGATAGACCACCCATTGCTCCTGCCAAGTATATCGCTCGTTTAGCCATATGGCCTCCTTACTTCAGCAATCGTCTGCGTTCTTCAATCGGGTTAAGCAAGATTGAACCGCGCAAAGGCGTACCACAACTGCTGCACCGATATCTCTGGTACTTACCAACCTGGGTAAACTCAACCCCCTTCTTAGTAACCTTAGGGCTACCGCAGTTCTTACAAACCGGACGATTCTCGTCTACATATAGACCGTGGTTAGGATGCTGTTTAATCCACGGTAATACCTTTACGTACAGCTTCTCCAGTAGGTTAACATCTTGCTTATTGTACTTTTCCATTGTCTGCCACGACTTAGCGTCGTTCTCCATACAACCCTTCCAAAGCTCCATACCCTTATGGTGCAACTTGGAACCAATGCCTAGCGTCTGAGCTACATAGTCTAGCTTATTGCTAGTGAAGCGGAAGCGTTGCTTGGCTACGTGCAGAAGGTCAATCTCTTTGAAGCCAGAAGGAGGAGTTATATTAGCTAGAATGAACTCCTTGTTGAGCACCGGGATGTCAAACTTCTTGCCGTTATAATGAACAACGGCGTCTGCCTCTTCCAGCAGAGCATGGATCTCTTTAATCATAGCACCCTTTGTCTTTTCCTTGTGTAAGGAATTGAACATCATACCTTTGGTACCGTGCCACTTCGCCGCCCAACATAGTGTTTTACCGGCTTCTACGATCTGATCTATATAAATGTCTTGTTGGAAAAGACCCCAGGCGTAGACTTTGTTTGGTGTCGTCTCAATATCTAGGTGAAGTATACGCATAGCACTCATTGTATTATCCTTTCAGGATTTCTTGAGCAGGCCATCGTTCTAAATATTCGGCAGCCTTTCTCAATCTAGCAGGGTCGTCTCTGAACTTAGCAATCGCTTTATTACAGACCCAGCACAGTAGTCCCCTAACTCGCGTTCTAGTCTCCCGTGGATTTTGTTGTTTATCTTTCTTTACATGTTTGTGATCTACAGATAGAGCGTAGGCGGTTTCTGACGGTGATTTTCCACAGATGTAACACGCTCCACTTTGTAATTGAAGAATTTTCTCATATTCATTTAAAGTAATACCATATGTCTTTACTAAACGTGCATCCTTCCGTTTATCGGTATTTTGTAATTCGGCGTGACAAAATTTACATGAAGTCTTATGATTACCTTTACCTATAGTTGTATTCTCTTTAGTTAACTCTTTGTCACATCTTACACAATGATTCATACATCTAGGACAAATTTGCACGTACTTATCCGGCGTATCAAAGACTACTTTACATCTTCTGCACTTTCTCTTACCAGCTTTTCTAGTACGCTTAGCGGTCATTTAATATCCCATCATCTTTATGTACTCAGTGTAGTGTTTTTTACAAACATATATCATCTGTGTACTATATTCGACTGTACCCTTTAAGTGCATGGCTTCAATAACATGGGCTTCTCTAAGACTTATTGTCTTACGATTACAATTTTTGGTTACACACTTCATTACTTTATACTCAACTGCTGCTTAGTGTAAGCAAATACACTTTCGTAGTCTACGAATATTTCGTCAGCCAGTCCTATGTTTACAGTCTCAATAGCGGTAAGGTGTACATCTTCTTTACGGTCCATTTCATGCACGAGCCAGTCTTTTATCCTAGCCATAGTCCAAGTCCTGTGGGCACCCTTGGGAGTATGCTTCATTCGCTCAGCGTATATGGTTGTCATGGTATCGCTGAACTGTTTACCGAAGTCTATGATACTGTTTACCTGTTTGAATGTACCCGATACAGCCTGTTCTCCCTCATGGAACATGAAGTAACTGTTAGGCATCATTATGCGCTTATTAGCAGCCTGGAAGATTATACTTGACATGCTGCGTGCGTGCGTGTAGTTTATGATAGTAGTAGGATTAGGAATAGAGAGCAATGTATCGTAGATAGCCATACCCTCTTCAACATGCCCGCCACATGTCTTCATGTGAATAAGAATGGGTCTTTTCTGATCTCTGCCTGACAGATAGTGCAGGTTCTTAATGAACCTATTAGCCATCTTGTACTCAACGCCCGGCTCACCGAACTCCATGTCCTCCTTTGCATCTTCCCTGCCGAAGAGGTATATCTGATAATGCTCAGGATCAATGTCAGAGTCGTGAGTGTAGTCTAAGGCTTCGTACTTCTTCAGTAGCTTATCTTCAGCCGCCATTGACTAATCTCATTTCTTTTTTAAAATGCTTAATACACGCATGAACTATTTTGAATTGGTACTTATGCTGTGTTAACTTATTAGCAAGACTACCACTTATAGGTCTTTTTTTACACGGCATATGACCGTATAAGCACTTTCTATTACCCACCGAACGCCACCTCGGTATCAATTATACCATAACTTTCTAAGTAGGCGAGAGCTTTAGTTAAAAGTCTGATAGACGGCATTTGAAATTCTTGTAACTCCGTTTTCTTTAATCACATGAATTCTATCAGGAATTAAGTTGGCTAGGTTTTCATCGTTACTGATTAGTAGGATAGTACCTTTTTCTTTTGTAAGAAATTCAACTAAAGCTTCACAGTTTCTAGAATCCAGCATTGTAAAGGGTTCATCCAAAATGGTTAACTCAGAGCTACCCTTTGTCTGTGCTTTGGAAAGATCACCTAATGCTTTCCCAATAGCAAAGGATACAATCTGTTGCTCGCCTCCAGATAATGTCTCAAAGCCTTCACCGCCCTTCTCCGAGAATACTCGAACGTTAAAGTCTTCTTTCACCTCCCCAGAGGCGAGCTTCTTAATCGTACTGAACTGAACCCTCAGCCACGGGTTCTTTAATTGCTTAAGATATTCGTTGGTCTGTGTGTCCAGATAGTTGCACACGGACTCGAACAGTTTGATTCTTATATCATGACCGAAGACCTTGAGCCAGTGATTGATATGTTCAATCTCACGGCTGACCTTATATCTATGTTCTTCAAGCGGAGCCTGCTTCACTAGCAGTTCAGATATGCCCTTATCGAACGACGCTACTAGATCGAAGAATGGATTACGCTCGGAGGCGATTTGCTCAGCCCGCTTCGTGTACTTCTCTTCGTTGTTCTCCAGGGCTGTCAACTCTGCGATCTGCACTCTAAAGTGCGTATCTTCTTTTCGTACAACCTCTAGTTCCATCTTGGCTCTGAATAGCTCTTGTGACTTATCAATTTTATCTCCGCGCTCACCTGAAACCGTATGATACATGGTCGCGCATGTAGCCATGTTCACGGCGGCCTCCGCCATCTTCTCGGAGTGCATGACGTTATCGGCCAGCAGCTTGTTCTTCACAGCTTCGTCAGTAATGGCGCGATGGCAAGTAGGACAGTTACTATCGACTATCTTGTGCATCTTAGCACTTGACGATAAACGCACACCGTCCCATTGACTCTTACGTTCTTCCAGAAGATGCATCTTGGATTGGCAATCATTGATCTCTGAGTTAAGAGACTCAAGTTTAGTGTCGATGTTTCGGATTTCCTGAGCAATATCAGGCAGTTTAGCAAGTCTGTCTTTTAAGACAACCAGCCTGGAGTCGCGTTCTGCTAGCACTTCCTTATGTACGGCAATGTCGTTAAGAGAGTCTTTGAGCTTATTTTCACGCAACGTATTCCAATGAATAGCCTTGTCTTGAACCTGCTGCCAGTTATTCTTCTGGGTATTGATTTCACTTTGTAAAATCGCACCTTTAGAAGCTAGAGCTGCCTCAGCAGTGTGCAAATCTGACACACAGGTCTTAGCGTAGTCAACCCATACAGCCAATTGCTCAACAGGAAGTATCTGCTCTAAGATCGCCTTTTGGTCTGCCGGAGGCAGTGATGCGTAGGAAAACAAACGACCCTGACCAAACATATATGTATGTAAGAAGGACTTGAAATCCAGCCCTAGAGCGTGGTCAATGAGCGCCTGCGTCTCCGCGGCCTTCTTCATGCTGTAGCAGACGCCATCCTTATAGAAGTCCAATTTGGCAGGTCGCGCCCTGTGGACAGCATACAGGCTTCCATCAGATCCTTCAAAGTCGATCTTGCCCCAACCAGTCTTCGTGTCGCCGTGTCGATTGAGAATGTCGTCCGCTTTCAATCCACCTGCTGTGTACCCATACAAACACCACAGTATTGCTTTGTTAGCGATACTTGACTTACCAGAACCGTTACTTGATCCTTCATCTAAAGAATGCCCTGTAACAAGAATTAAACCTCTGTCTTTAAGGTTTACTTCCACATGTCCCAGACTGAATATGTTGCTGGCTTCAAGTTTTAAAAGTTTCACTGGCGAATCTTTCTGCTTCTTCTTTTGAATTAAAACGTATCTTTACAACCCATTTACCTGAGTCATAGTGTACGTTATCAACTGTACTTTGATGCTCTCTATTACTTGATCTTCTATTCTTACAATTTTGTGATCTAGTAACCCATCTGCAATTACTAGGTTCGTAGTTACCACTGTTATCTTTACGGTCTAATTGTAAACCAGCTTTCCATGTAGAAAACATGTCTTTATGGAAATTTTTAAATTCCACCCATCTATCACAAACAATTATACCTCTACCGCCATACCATTTATATGCAGGATGCTTAACCCTATAGCATCTAGCTCTCATGTTTTCCCAAGCATGATAGAATGCAGTTTTACTATGTCCGTGTCTTCTACGACTAGTCTTAAAACTTAGGAGTCTCATATGCACTCTCTCTAATTAACTTACCAACTTCTCGGCGTCTGCCGTCAACTGTTTCATCATACTCATGCAGGATCTCGTCCAGCGTAGTAAATGTAGACTGCACTTCCTCATTAGAGTTCTTATTTACTGATGATACGTCAAACTCTACGCTTACAGCACCTAGTTTGAGAACGATCTCTCTGATCGTCTCCACCTCGTCAGTTGGACAGCCTATCATCCTTACAAACTTGTTGGCAATATCAGCGTGTATATTCTCATAATCAACCTTCAAGAAAGTAGGACTGAACGTGTTAGGTATGCGCTCAGTTTCAAGCGTATCAAGGTCCAGGATCATACACCCGCGAGCGGCATCATCGTAATCACTCCAATTATGCTGCATTGGAGAACCAACAATACTAATCTTACCGTCGTCAATTGGCTTGTGGTAGTGACCTGTGAGTACACGCTTAACGTATTCCGGTACCATTTCCTTAGTAAAGATTTCATTGAGAACCCAGGCCGACCCTCTGCTTTCATGTAAGTTAACTCCTTGATGTAACAGTACCAACTCTGCCTTAAGTCTAGGTTTGGTTAAGAAGTCTGTCAACTGCTCTACACTCTCCGTATATGGACAAGCTGCAATATGGCGACCTTCAATGGTAAGCACTTGCGGTCGATCTACTAGTTGACCATACGACCGAAGCCAATCTAATGAGTGTATCTTACCGTCTTTACTTGCCATGTCGTGATTACCGACTAGACAATGGAACTGTATTCCAGCATTGGCAAGGCATCTTATAGCTTGCGACGCAGCACTTAAGACTTCAGCATGGACCGTTTGGTTCGTATGGAAAAGATCGCCTAGGCATATGACGTGCTTAATCCCTCGATCTACACAGATGTCTCTGAGCAAGAAGAAGTATTTTAATTGCCCCAGAAGCCTAGAGTTATAGCCGTCAACGATTGTTGAGCCATACTGCCACCTGTGGAAGTGAACGTCGCTAACGACTAGTGCTTTGGACACTATACTTTCCATACCTTAGCTGTGAATGTTCCATATGATTTCCACTCTTTAAAGTCTTTTTCAAATTCATCAGCATTCAAAGCGGTATAGGCGAAATGCATCTGTTTTAACCATTTATTAGCTTTAACTCTAGATGTAAACTTCTTTACGAACCCATTACCTTGACTAGTTTCATAAGTTGCTATATACATGTTAGCTTCCCCAAGGACTTAATGCTCCTGTTTGCTTACCGTGCTCTACCCAAGCCTTGTACACCTTATCGTATCCGCCTAGCTCTGCCATTACCTGCGGCCATTCGTCAACCTTGAACTGACGTACTACATCTGTACCTTTGAACATAGTGCAGATTTCGCCAGTCTCTTTCTTGTCAACATACTCAGTCTTGATACAAGCTTCTAGCAAGCTGCCAATCTTATCGAAGCCATGATTAAGCAATGCGATTTCTTTTATCTTCGGATAAGGTAAGGCTGCGTTCTTCAACTTCTCAATCTCAAATCCGATCTTCTGTCCTATACGTACAGCATCTTCTCCTGTGCCCTTCTTAATGTGACCCACGTTCTTCAATTCTACACGGATGAATTCCATGTACTTGATTCCGTGTCCACCGGCAGCCTGTGTTTGCTTGGCATAAGGCACGGTCGCCATCTTGGATACGGCATGGTTGATGAAGATTACCAGAGCCTTAGTGGTGCTCAGAATACCTTGAAGTCTTCGTACACCACGTCTAATTTGCCGAGCTTCTTGACCTACTCTAATCTCAGTAGTCATCTGTCCTTCCAGATCCGACTGCGTAGGTACACCTGTAACAGAGTCTACTACCACTATGATAGGTCCATTGAACTTAGTCTTCTGACAAGACTCAAGGAAATTCTCCAGTGTATTAAAGATGGCCTCTATACTACGTGCGCTAGCTACCGCTATGTTGCTAATGTCCACGCCAATTTCCTCAGCGCGGTCTTCGTCCCACGAATGCTCAGTGTCAATGAAGAAGGCCATACCACCCATCTTCTGACACTCAGCAATAGTGTGGTAGCTAAGAGTGGTCTTTCCAGTTGCAGGTAAACCGTAGTATTCCACGATCTTACCAGCAGGCAAACCACCCTTAGCACCTAAATGAAAATCTAGCTCTGCTAACCCTGTCGGGAACGGGAACGGAACGTAACTGTAGATGCCTACGTCTCCCGCCATGTGAACCGCTACATAGTCATTCTTCTCACTCTTCAATCCCGCTCTGGTCAGCTTCACTATTTCTTCAAGTTGTGACATTATACGTTCACTCCTACTATTCGTCTCTTCGGCTTGTCTTTTTTTTTATCCTCAACGAACATGTCGCTAGGATATACCGTCTCCATTAGAGGTTCGACTTCGGGACTGAAAGTCCCTATGCCGACAGGTTCCTCTTTGGGCTTACCAAGTCCTAGCTTGTTACGAATCGTGGTAATGGATACCTCGTAACGCTTAGCTAGGTCGGCTTGTTTATCGCCCTCTTCATACAGTCGTTTCATTTCGGATATCTGATCCGAATTCAACTTAGGATGATTTGCCATTAGCGAATGGCCGGAGGAGGCGGGGGAATGTCCATTCCCGGAATGTAGGCTTCAGGTGAAACCGTAGTTGTCACAGGGGCTACAGGAGCTACTACTTGTACAGGAAGCACAGCCGGTACGGCTGCCCCCGGTACTACAACGTTACCAATCTTAGAAGCAACCCGCTTAAGGTCATCGTAAGAAAGCGGCTGGTATAGCTCGTCCAGATTAAACAGGTTCAACAAGTTAACGTCAACCTGCACTGCTGCTAAGTCCGTTGCTAGGTCAGAACGCTTAGGTAGAGGGGCAACACTGTACTCAGTGTTAAGGCCCTTACCCGTGCGGCTAATCTTGATGTTTACTCCAGAGGCCGGGTTCGTAATGTCAGCCCAGCCACCTTGTACGTCACGATCCATTTCCAGAAGGTGACGCTTGACAGTGACAGGAGCCTTCAATACGACTACCTCTCCGCGGGTAAACTCAACGCCCGGAGGTGCAAACCATACTAGAGCGTTAAACAAATAACGCCGAGTAGCCTTTAGACCTTCTGCGGCTTTGATGTTGAAGTCACCACCTGCTTGAAGAAGCGATTGTCTCTTTTCTTCAATAGGATCGGGACCGTCTACGGGTGCTGTGAATACCCGGCGTTGTCCATCGACTACGACGTTGTACTCAAATAACTCTCGATACCAAACACCCTTGGTACTGAAAGGCGGAAGAATGCGAACATTCGTTACTCCGGCTTGTAGGTAGAATGCCTTTACGCCACCTTGCTCCGCGACTTGTCTCGCGTCCTTGCTGCGGTCTGCGTCTAGGGCTTCTGCATTAGGTTGATGAAATTCCATTATTTGTTTCCTTTGTTTACGTTATTATAACAATCACCGTTTTTTTCGATGGCTGTATCTTCATATGGCGCTACTACCCGGCGGTAGAATTCTGCTTTTGAACTTTCAAGTGTTCCCATTACGGCTTCAAGATGTTGATATCTCAACCCTCTAACTGTAATGTAGTGGTCTGCTAATTTGTTTATTGTGTAGTTAAGATCACCACCAACACAGCCTAGCTCTTCTAGTTTCTTAGATAGCTGTTCCAGTATGGGATCTAATTCGTTTCTTTTTTCTTGTAGAATATAAGGCATTAATATGCACCTCTTTTGATTTCGCTTGATTCTCGGTAAACTAAACTCTGAATCAAATCTGCTTTCTTGTTGATTGAGCGCCACCAAGACTCTGCTAGAATGGCGTTCCGTTCTGAATGATTTTGCTCTGCTAGAGCCTGTTGATATTGTTGGTCTGTTGTTACTTTCTCTTTGACGGCATTTTCAGTTACCTTATCAGTCGCCCTCACTTTGAGAGCCAGAGAGGCGTAAATGAATTTTGCCAATTCTTCTTTTCTGTTAACCTCTGATTTGAGTTGAGAGTATATCTGCCCGTACTGAATCATTTTCTGAGGCAGACTGCATAGCTCGCCATCAAGATTATCCGGGTTAATCTTGAAGTCAACTTCTAGGTTCACTTCCTGAACCACTCGTGTCCATGCGCCGTCTTTGTAAAGTTCATAATCTATGTGCATTAGTTAAGATCCTCATTAGTGCGGCGCGAGAAGGGTGGAGTCAATCTTTGCTGAAAGTCCTGAGTCAAGCCTGCAAATTGATTCAAGGTCTTTCTGTTCAGTTCTTCTTCAGTCTGAAGAACGACATGAACTTCTAAAGGTTGGAATACAGTGATGTAGTATTCGTCTACTACGAACTTAACACCTTCAGGATTCTTCCATCCACCGTAGCTTAGAATGCCAATTAGCTTGTGCATTTCGTCTACGTCTACATTTAGTTCAACAACAGTGCTGTCCTTATGCAATAGCTTTAATGTTACCGTTCTCATTTTGTCTCCCTTAGTTCTGCTTGCGTCCAGTTGGGTCCGAATCCAACACCCATACCGAAGCAGTGATTGTTCAATTCCTTAATCGGCCGCTGCCCAATCGGCAGTAAGATGTACTTGATGAACCATTCCGTCAAGTGCTTTTTCGCCTGGTAGATCACTGAGTCGTGAACCGTATTCACGAGTCGTATGTCGCCTTCCTCAATTATACCTTGATCTATAAGCCCGCGAACGGTTAAATATACCAATCCTATTGTACGGTTAGTGATACTTCCTGCCGATGATTGAATCTTGAAATTGATGCACTCCCGTTCGGCCTCGCCTCGAACATACTCGTCTGCACCATTTAGTCTATTCTGGACCCTACGCTCTCGCAGGAATGCGGACAGCGCTACGCCATCCCGCATACGGCATTCGTCAGGATAGTTGTCTATGTAGTCAGCTACGCCATGAAACTTCTTTTTCCAAATGCCAATACCGACATTCAACATAGGCCAAGTAAAGCTGCGCTCCTGACCATTAACATCCTTCCACTTACCAGTCTTAACCAGAGCCGAACCCTGGCTACCGTAACCGATACCGAAGTTAATGCGCTTACCGCATTCCGCTCTGTTGTACTTATCGTCCTTAGCTAGTTCTAAAGTATAACCCTTGATGTAGTCCTTAAGGAAGTCATACGTTGTCTCAGCGTGCAAGTCCCGAGTCTTGTCAGCTAAGATGGTGGACATTTCCTTATCGTTAGAAACGATGGCTAGAATGAATAGCTCAATCTGAGCATAGTCCGCCTGCACCAGATCACAGTCATCATCAGCTATAAACATGTCCTTTAAGATGGGCAGTCCTAGTTTGACGCGAGCCTTGTCTACCTTAGGAATCTGATGGAAGAACGAACACGTAAGGCGTCCGGTTACAGCCAAAGGGAACCATGAATGGCGTACCTTATCTTCATGGTCAACGTCATTCTGAGCGTTCTCTAGGTACGTGCTAATGATCTTCTGATTACTGCGGAAGTCAAGTATATCACCGGCCAGTGAACAGTCATCTCGTATATCCATCAAGGCTTTCTTGTTTACTGTATACCCGGAATTCTTCTTCTTGTCCCGGATCTTTTCAGCAAACCCTTTGTTGATTACAGCCTGGATCACGTCGTTGGTGCTGTTCGGGTTGAATTCAGGATTAGTCTGTCTACGGATATGCACGAGCATGTCTGCTTGCTTCTTGTCGTATTCGGCACGAAGCGCCATGATGGTAGGCAGAGAAAGCTTGTGGCCGTAGTATTCGGCCTCCGCAAGTCCGCGTGACATCGGCTCCGTTTCTTCGATATACAATTGCCACAAGTGTTTAGCGGCAAGCAGGCGCGGCATGTACGCTTCATATAGACGGAAAGTCGCCTCCGCATCTGTCGCAGAGTAAGGCCATAACAGTTCGTCGGGCACGCAGTCGAAGGTGTTGATTAGCTCGCGACCCTGCCCTGTAATGTTGCGTACCGGCTCTGAGTAATCGCCGTACCCGAATTCCTCGTCAGCGCACACGTCAAGCCCATGCGGTCCCTCTTCATGTAGTAGGTGATGGAAGCATGCAGTATCCGCAAAGAAGCCCTGTATACGGATTCCTTTGCCATCTGACTTTCTCGCCCAATGTCGCAGAACATTCACGTCGTACTTGATGTTGTGAGCTATCTTGACGATGTTCGGATTCTCAAAGGGAACGGCTAGCAGGTCGTGAATCTTCCCACGGTCAGCGTCATTCCACGCCGCCTTAATCTTCCAGGGCTGTGCCTCCGGGTTGTGTCTATAGATGGGGACGATGTAGTTCCGTTCCTTTCCAAGTGAAATGGAGTAACACAGGGCAGGAGCAGTGGTGAAACCTAGTCGTGTAGACTCTGTGTCGAAAGCGAATGCTGTGCTAGCATTTAGTTCGTCGGCCAGTTCTGCTACCTTATCGACGGTATCGCACAGTGTATAGCTCGCTTGGTAGGCCACTTGTCCAGGCGTCCCTGATAGAATGGCCTGCGCCTGTCGGAAGTCATTAACAACTCTAGTATGCAACGCTTTGTTTTCTTTCTGAATGAAGTAGGACGGATGGAAGGTAGGGATCACCTTATAGGTAGGCGCATCCTTCGGCGCATCTTTTATAGGCAAGGGTAGATCGTACACCTTGCCGTGAATGATATTCATGGCTCCCTGGCCGTGCAGGTTGAAAGCACGTAGGGCAGTGTTACCTAGGAGGATGATAACCTTCGGCTCAATGAGTTGGATCTCAAAGAACAAGTGGGCGTCTCTACAAGTTTTGATCTCGGAGACACTAGGCTTGATGTAGCCACCTGGGCATTTCAGGATATGAGTAACATAGATCCTATCCTGTGGCAGCCGACTCTTCTCAATGAATTCATGTAGAACACGCATTGCATCTGTCTGTAACGGAAGTCTACTGAACACGTCCTGCTTAGCTGGGTAATCAGTTACAAGCATTACGTCAAACGCACCCTTCATCTTGGGAGGCATTGACTGTACGATAGTGCGTTTGTGATTGTGGAAGGAATGCAGAACGTTTAAGTACGCAGTACCTTGGAATTCTACCTGCGTAGGTGTGACTGTCTTCCCTCTATTGCAGAGAGGTGTCCCACCCAAGTCAGGGTTACATATCTTTTGACAAAGTTTAACTTCAGCCATGAAACTTAGGTGTCCCACCTTGCATGGTAAAGCTAGGAGCAGAGGTTATGATTTTCTTAACAGGTTTCAGACAAGTAGGACATTGCGTTAGTGCGTCCTCTTTAATGCTTTGAAATACATCAAAATCGTGTGACTGACAATTGCGCACAATCTTGTTAGAGTCAATGTGAGTATAGGTGTAAGTAGGCATCTAATTCCTTTATTTATTACTATAAGCAACAGATACATCAAGAAGTTTATTTTTAAGCTCGTGTATTTTTCCTGCTGATTCCGAGCGACAAGCAGCAATTTCCTCATTGGATTCTTGCCGTTCCTCTTCACAAAGATTAGCTAGACGAAGTACGTGTTCTAATTCATCATTAAGTATAAATTTATCATTAGTGCGTATGGCATGTTTCATCATAGAAACCCAGCTAACTATTTTTAAAGGTGTCGGTTGCTCAACAGGTGTATCAGTTTTCATTATTGGTCCTTTACTGAAATTGCTTTACTAAGATTCTCAGAAGCCCATAAAGGTTGAAGATTTGTATAATGACAAGCCTTCTTAAGTTGCTCATAATCAGTTAAATCAAATCTACAAAGTGGAATAATATGGTCAATGTGCCAACCAGTACGTCCGTAGTTTTCCCACGTCATACCCTCTTGAAACATTGATTCTAAATATTCTTTTAATTCATGAATAGCACACCCTAAATCTTTAACTGCTGAGCCATATTTATATTCATGTTTCAGAGCCGCATTCAATCTACTTCTCAGACTAGTTCTTAGTTTATAATTAATATCTGTTAAACGTTTATTACGTTTATATTTATTACGATATATCTTATTATCAGATTCCCATTGGGCTCTACATGTTTTACCCTTTGTAGTCTTATAATACTTCTTAATCCACTCGTTATTTTGCACGCAGGACATAGTAGTAACCCGTCTCTGTTATAACGTATTCTTTTACGTACATATTCTTTTTGACACTTATCACAATTTACTATCATCGTCGTCTTAATATTTCTTTCTTTATATTAAAGGGATCGTACTCTATAATGTTTTGTTCAGCCAAGACTTTCATACGCTTAGCTATTTCAATTATTTGTTCTTTCGGCCAGTTATCAGGCTGACCCTTCATCCAACAATAGCAGGCCCTCAAACCATTATACCTTAATCTTTTGACGATCTTCTCGGCAGGCCCGTGGGTGTTTTCATCCCACATGATGCCAACCGATTTAACCTTTGACTTATGTATTAAGCCTTGCTGCGTTTCGCTTAAATAGGAGCCGAAGTTCGTAGTACAGTTTATGTCGTTTCTATATAGAATTGAGTTAAAAGTATTCTCAACTAATGTCAGGTGGTCCCAATCCTTGCATTCGTCCCAACCAAATATCCAGTGACTTGTCTTAACTCCGTGACAATACTTGTACTTACGTTCAGAAGTTCCTGTGATATCTCTACCGACGTAGTTGTATAACTCGCCTTCCTTCATAACGGGAACATAGACACGCTGACCGTCGAAGGTAAACTTCCAGCGTATAATGTCATCCACTGTTAAGCCGCGTCGCAGGATGTAGTCTAAAGCTTCTTGGCTTTGGGTCATTAGCTGACCCATTGAGTAGAAGCACAGTAGCTCCCCTGGAAGCTCTACGTTAACAGGAGTAGTCACTTCCTCGGGGGCGTCCGGCATGAAGGCTACTTCATCGGGAGTGTACCCAGCTAATTCTACTAGGTCTTCTAAGGTTGGACTGTAATGACATCCTGCTCTATGACAAAATCCAACTTTTGACTTTATATTAAAATGAAAATCTTTATGACCACATACTGGGCAATTTGTATTTAATTCACTGCCTTTTATTTTCTTAACACCAAACGCCTTATTAAACCAGTTTTTCACTTTGAATTCTCCTAACAAACTCTTCAGCCTGTTCTTTTAATTCAAATGAAATTCTAACTTTCCACTTTTCACTTTGTTTATCATAAGTTACGTAACAGGCAATATAGGCAGGATGCTTACTTAATCCGTGATATCTCTTTTTAGTACCTAAAGCTCTCATTTCTTGTACTTCTTCTTGCCCTTCTTATAGGAAGTCTTCTTATCATTGTCGTCGTCTGGCTCCTCCGTGTCCACTTCCACAGGACGCTCTATGACTTCGTTTGTAATACGCATCTTGGCTAGGTCCATGCGAAGGATCTTAGGTGAGTCTGTCTTACCGTGTCGCATCTTAAGCGGTGCCATTTCCATACCGATAGTTTCAGTACCAGAGCCTTCCTCTCCCTCTACGAACACCCGACGCATACCTATTACTGCGGTAGCTTCCTGCAAGTGCTTGATCGAACCTTGAGCCATTGACAGACTCATGCTAAGGTCATCGTTCATACCAGAGCGGTTGGTCTGAGCAGCAGTCCATATAATCATGTTATGCCGCTTGGCTAGACGTACAAGATCCCTGGCAACCGCTCCGATCCAGTTCCATTCCTGAGAACGGTCGTATCCAGTCTCGTTAGGCTTCATGCGTTCCATGAAGTCAAGACACAATACTTTAGGCTTCCATCCGTACAGGTTGGCATGTCTGAGCATGAGGGTTTCTATATGATCTGTGCTAATCTCACGGTTCACGCTGGTCATGAGAAGTCTTTTGTTGACTTCTGACTTCCAATGCTGCCCCATCCCATGATAGGCTGAGTAAGGGTCATTCTGCACTAGGTTGACTTCAACACCTGTGATGCGAGAAAGGAAACGCTCTGCTTGTTCCTCTATGGTCAGCTCGTTGGTGAGGAACCATACATCTACTTCATCTTGAATAGCCATGTTGAAAGCAATGTTCATCAAGGCAGCGGATTTACCGTGACCTGTTGGCGCGATAAAGATACCAAGCTGGCGTGAGCGTAACCCGCCGCCAGTCCAGTAGTCAATAGGGCCGATGTTCGTAGGCATCTGAAACGGTGCTGAATTGAAGCTTGCTTCACGTACTAATCTTTCGGTAGCTTCGTCCATGCGTAGTGTTATCTCGTCTGTTGAGGTTTCAAATTGGTTGAACCACTGAGCTACGTTACGGAGTACGACCTTGCCGTCGTAACTTGCCATGTTGGCTTGGAACGTATTTTGAGCCATCATCTGTTCTAGTGAACGAACGATAGCAACGTTCTTAGCTTGATCCAGAACATAGATTTGCTCCGGTACAGCAGGTAACAATTTACGTAGTGAATCAACCACTGGTTTTAGCCGTAAATTGTAGACGGATTCGTCTTCTTTCTTAAGGATGGCTTCCAACGTATTAAAATCCGGTGGAACCTTATGACTCTTAAGGAACACAAAGATGGTTCGCAAGATTACCTGATGCACAGGATCGACTAGCCATTCGGGCTTGAACATACCAACGAATACCTTGGCATCTTCAGACCTACTAGCTAGACTCCAAAGGAATACTTTTTCATCGAATGACACTATTTGAACTCTGTTGGATGTGCTGCTTCTGCTTTGGTCCACGTACCATACTTAGCTGTTTGGATGATCCTCCAAAGCTTTAATCCACGTTCAAACCAATGAACCATGATTACCTTACCAAGTAGAGGAGTGATACTATTGAAGTGGTGTACGATGTTTACAGCTTGTGATTGATCTATGACAGGATCGGTAACGCCCTCTACAGCTATAGAGTATTTCCTGGCTGCCTTCTTGATACCTTCTGAATTGTTACCCCAAGGCGTAGCCCATCTACTAGGTAGACAATTGAATGTCTTAAGGAAGAATTCAAACGACTTCTCAAGGTGTTCCTCAATTTGCTCCTGAGGAATCTTAGAATAGTCAATGTGTTCCCAACCATGAAGGTCCAGTCCTAGGCGGCCTTCAGCGACTTCTTGTCTAATGTAGTCTATAGCTTTAGGGAAGTCCTGAATGTCTTTGCATAGAATGGCAGCAACATGGTAGAAGTATGCGGGCGCTTCTAGTACCCATCGATGATGTTTACGCCATTTCTCAAACTCAGCGCCTTTCATAGAATCGGAATGTACGAGAACGTCGTCGGTCCTAACTCTGATTAGCTTCATTATCTACAGTCTCTAGTTGTTCTGCCGTTGCCAAATTGTACAACCACTCTTGCTCTAGGAAATTCTAGACAATATGCCGTAGCCCGCTTACGGATTTCAGTACCAAGGGAACCTGCCCCTAGGAACATGCTATCCGATACGTCTACGAACAAGCGTTCACTGTTAAACTCACAGTGATCCGCTTTTAGCCCAGCACAGTGATCGGTAGTCACTGGCGAGGTGGTCGTAAGCAGTAATGCCATTAGTAGCGTTTTCATTTCTAAACTCCTTGTAAAGTGTCCACATAGTTTTATAGTTAACCATGTATCTTTCGGCTAGCTCTGTTATGATGGGAGATTGAGGATATATCTTGAACAGTTCTTTGCACAGTTTCTTCTGTGTTTCCGTTAGCTTCCAGCGTGTCTTGCCGCGCTGGATCATCAAATTAGACAGCCGCGGATTCCACCTGTCTTTGTCCTTAAATAATACCGTTTCTTTTGCAGCCCGCAACTGAAACAGATCAGCTACTATAACATGCACCATCTTGTGATATTTAGGCTTCTTCTTGATGCGGATTTCAAGACCATTGTGCGAACGGTGTAGTTTTACCGTCATTTCCGTCCAATAACCCTGGTGTTTAGTATTACGGTGGACTTCTTTGTAAACCCTACCATAGTTGGAAACAAAAAGCCGATGCGAGGTATTAGGTATCCTTTCCCAACGTTCTCCAGCCCACTTGAACCAAGGCGCGTTGGGTCGGCTTATGAACCTTTGTTGGGTATGTGCGTATACCTTCCTTTTTGCCATATTACGTCATCCAGTACAGAACGGAGTTGTGTTAATCTCTCGAAGGGAAATTCAATATCACTGTCACCATCATCCATGAACTTTATGCGGAAGTTCTTGTTATCTAGGTTTTGGAATATCTCCAAGAATCTAGTACCATCCCTACCTTCTACAATTGCAACACGCATGAGCGGCGCTGCTTCAAATTTAGTAATCTCAGCTTGCATAGCAAGAAGTTTGGTTTCTACCTTATCCAAATGCGGCTTTCTTACTGCGCCGCCAGCCAAGATGTACTTAACCTCATTTAGTACCTCTACGCATCTACCTACCAGATCGAGTCTCATTTTATTCCCCTTGCTTTTGTAGCCCAGGCCACGTATTCATCGAAGTTCCAGTTAGCTAAGAAGTCTTCTGTTGCTTTACGTCCACTGTGGAAGAGTTCTTCTTTCTTTTGCGCTGAGAGATCGAAGTCCACTGTACCGACGCCTTTGATCGGGATCTTAATGGTACGCTGTTCAAAGTCATCAGGACGAATGAACCTTCTGTCATTAGCCTTCATCATGGTACGGAACATAGCACGAAAGAAGTCATGCGGCCACAGCCCAATCTTGTTTGGCTCCTGTCTGGACGAGGCGTCCCGCTCGTCTAGCAGTAGGCCGAAGGTCGGCCAAGTGGGTGCCGTGTTGTACGAATCCCATAACCAGATAGGGAAGTTTGAGATCAGCCCTCCATCCACAAGATAGGATTCCCCAATCTTTACGGGCCTGAAGAAGAAAGGAATGCTCATGCTTGTACGCACAGCCCATGCCACAGATACGTCATCCGGTTCCATCCCATATAGGGTGGCGTCATCGGGCAGTGTGACCAGCCTTTCCAAGCTAACGTCGGAAGCGAACACCTTAAGACGCCAGCGGTATTTCTGGTTAAGAAGATCGTCTGTCTCTGTAGACAGCAAGTCCTTAAAGGTATGTACGCCTTTATCCGCTAATAGCTTCTCCATAAACTTGAAGAGCGCGTCGCCTGTGTAGATTCCCTTGTGCTTAGCAATATTCCACGCTTTGCGTCCGAAGCCATTACCATCGAGGAAGTCGTTGAAGTTTAGATGAAGTAGAATGTCCTTCATTTCCTCCGGGGTGTAGCCAGCAGCCCGAAGGGATGCTACAATACTACCCGCGGAGGTGCCTGCCAAGTGGCTAGGCTCGAAGCCGTTGTTTTCCAACCCATATAGGGCTCCCACAAGCCCAGGGATCTTGACTCCTCCACCCTCTAACACTGCGTCGTATTTCATGGAAACCATGCCGCGGCCCAAAGGGCAGCAATAGCGCAGCCGGGAATCTCTGAGTCTTTTAATTCTGACTCCGTGCGTAAAGATAAAGGTATAATTGCAGGACTCCACGCGGGGCGAGAAGTGATGATCGCCGCGGTAGCCTTGCCCTTCGTTTCTAATCGGGTACCATCAGGCAACGTCAGGGACGCGCAGCTAAATGTGAGGTATAATGACAGTATTAGCGAAAGCTTCAGCTTCTTTTTTAGTTTTGAATTGTACAATTACTCTCCAAATTTTAGCACCATGATGGTACTTTACACATTCAATATCACTGTGTCTTGATCTGCTGGTGTTCTTCAGATTTACTGAAGGAGTTGTCCATTTACAATTTTCAGGACCGTATCCTTTATCATTGTCAACTCTATCTAACCAGTATCCGTTTACATAAGTAGATTCCATATCTGCTATGAAATTTCTAACATCATGCCAACGTTTGCAGACAGTAATATCTCTACCACCATAACGATAATAATTATCATGGTTTTCATTATAACATCTAGTCATCATGCCATTCCACTTCTTATAAAGAGGATGGCGACTGCACCAATGTTTTTCTTTAACATTCATAGGACACATCACCTCTTTTCAATTATACCATAATTTTAATGGTGCATATCAGAAAAGAAAAAGGTATTATTGGGAGAGCACAAATGACCATTAGCACGGGTTCAACATGAGCAATCAGAAGCAGGACTACAAGGTCTTCGGAAAAGAATGGCGAATCAATTGGGTCGAAAAGAAGTTCTATATCATGCACGGGCATGAAGTAGGCTCGCCTCGTGAGCATTGGGATATGGCAGTCTTAGAAGACGACGACAAGAAGGGTATACATTACCACTGTAGACTACTTGATTGTAACGTAAAGGTTCCCGGCGGCATCGTTGCAGCGGCTCTAACTAGGAAGCTAAATGAAGCGCTTGAATCCTGATGCACAGAAAGAGCTTACAGTATTAGCAGTCAAGTTAAGTGGAACGGAACAATACAAGGCAATTGGCCCCTCTATAGTCTTCATTCCAAATGAACAGATTGTTAATGTTAAAGGTGAAATGGAACCACTTGTACTGCACGTTTGTAGAGCAGCTAAATTACTGGCCGCTCTCAACGATAGGAAAGATAAGAATGGCAGACAATACGATCTATTCAACATTTGGAAACAACACTGTGGAATCATATTCCCATTTTCACCTCAGGTGATGTTCTGTTCCAAATGTTTTGGTGAATTTGACGGAAAACTATACAAAATGCTGTCTGTTATTGCAGCAGCGGGAAAACTAGTGCTGTGAAAGCATATGACGTTATTACTTCAAGAAGTTACTACTTCGATAGGCATGGACAGTTCGCTCCTGTTCAAAGAGAGGAAAAAGGATTTTGGAACGTAAACGTCGCCGAAAGAGAAATTCTCATTCCCTCTATCTCGATAAAACACTGTCACCCAAAACCATTGAAAAGTTCTGGCACGAGACATGGCACGAGACATGGTACGCAGACTTCTTGGTTAGAATCAGTAGACGGGACATGCGCGTGCGGCGAGGGCTTTCCTATAAATATCCTGGAGAACGTTTACTCAATTATAAAGACAAAAACACCGCAACTGTACGGAGCAGTAGAACGGGGCGCATATTGCCGGTTAGACTTACTAAAGATGCTAGCTGATAACTGGTATATGGATGAAAACACCCAACAGACCGAGCCTAGCCTATTTCATGTTTGTAACGACAATCATCCTGCTTATCTTTACTACGGTAAGGGGATACCTTTGTCACAAATAGCTATGCCTCCTAACGAAGATAAGTGTAAGACGTGTAGGAAAGAGATCCCGAAAGGTATTCGGATCGCACTGCTAATGAAATATAAGAAGGTCAGATTAACATGAGTGAGAAGTTTTACTACCGGCCAATTCAACTGCCAGAGCCGCCTAAAGAAAAGGTGACAGCAGACACAACCATAGACAAATGGCCTACTATAGAGCAGTTCGCACTGGTCAACGACCGGGTAGCCAAAGAGCTAGATCGTATCCAGAATGGAACGTCTGATCTAGTCACTGTAGCTCGCTATTTCCACGGCAAAGAGCCGGTCATGCAGAAGTTCCAACAGTTCCGACAAGATCCCTGCAAACGCAATTGGATAGACTTTATGCTTCTTGTCGAGCAGGATATTGGAATCAAAGCAGCCAATCAATTCGAGAAGTGGTTTAACCTTATTTTCACAGGCACCGTATCTTACCAGCCTGACGGAGTATTAGTATGAGTGATCTAAAGCAAGACTTTTCAGTGTTGATGTTCCAGTTATTTAGAACCTCTGGGTTCACAATGAACATTGAGCAATCGCAAAGACTTCGAGAGACTTCAGATAAGGTCGTGGATGCCATAGAAGGTCTAGCCAGAGAACGTGCAGTTGAGCTTATTCGAGCCATGCAGAAGGCAGTAGGCGATGGCTTCACAGAAATTGGCAAGGACGTTACCAAAATGGAAGCGCGACTAGCCAAGCTGGAGAAGCGTGGTAAGTCTACTATTGAGGAACCTACAGTTGAATAGTGCTTATGCAGCAGGCTTGTTTGATGGAGAAGGCTGTATTAAGATGAAGCCGATGTAATGTATAAATTCTTAGCTCTACCTAGTACCGATCTACATGGTGAAAGGTTAAGACTTAAGAAAGAGTTACATGCTTTGAAGAAGAGGAGCTTCTAATGAAGTTGCTATTAGCTGGCGAAATTGATGGAGATATAGTCAATTTCTATGAAAAGATAAAGGTACATCAGCCTGAATGGTGTCTTTGCACTGGTAGCTTTGGAACGTGGCCTGACCCGCGCAGGGTTGACCGTGGGACGCGCCAAAGCGTAGGAGCGGGGGACTTTGCCTCCCTGTACGTTAAGGGCTTTCCTAACGCAGTACAGACAGTCTACGTTAGCGGAGTCCATGAGGATCATCAGTGGTTAAAGCAATGTCAAGCTGCTAGGAACATGGAAGTGCTCCCTAGCGTCCACTGGCTAGCTACTGGTTACAAAACAAACATAGGTAATTGGGATGAGAATATCAGAATTACGGGATTTGGTAAGGTTTATTCAGAATCCACATTCAACGGTGGTAGTGGTAAACGTTCACATCGTCACTACACTCGCCAAGAATTTGAAAAGGCGTGTTCGTCAGGCCCTACTGATATCCTACTATTTCACGAAAAACCTACTAACAAGGTCACTCACCAGATAATCTTTGCTACCCAGCCTAAGCTGATTGTCTATTCTGCTCCTAGTGCAGAAGTAGAAAAGATCATGGGCATAAGTGCCTTAGGTCTTTCTAAGGCTGAAGTCTATATGTTCGACACAAAGCTATTAAAGTTAAATAAATCTTAAACGTTACGTGAAATAGTGATTTTTCGGTCAAAGATTAAGGTATGATTATGTAGGACCGAAGAAAGGTCAACAACCAAGGGGAACCCAAATGAGTGCTAAACTACTTGACAAGACAGATGAAATAGTTACGGCTTATGTATTACAGAGCAAGAGCCTTCGTGAGATTGCTGATTCGTTCAGCGTATCAAGTGGCTCAATCCGAACCGTGCTAAAGAAGAATGGTGTAACTCTGCGTAAGCGCGGCCGTCGGCCCAGCGGTACAGTTGTTACCGTAGAATCGACAGAAGTTCCGTTTAATGTAGAAGAGGTATAGATATGGCGTTTGCTGCCAAGCTCATGAATCCGACACCGTGGGACGTGCAACTTGCTTATGAGAAGGGCGTTGTTATTACAATCCCGGCTTTTGGTCAGGTTGACATTACGATGGCACAGTTTGAAGACTATCGCCCTGGTACGGCCGGTGAAGAAGCGGTATATGAGATCCTTGATACAGAAGGCATATTCCTTTTCAACACTGATCGACCCTATGAGAATCAAGCTCTAGAGACTCTTCAGAAGACTCTGAAGAAGCGTGAGGATCTGCTAAACAGCAAGGTTAAGTCTTATACAGACCTTGCCGCTAGACAGGGCCTTAAGCTAGAACCTGAGCAAGTTCATAATGTAAATGAACAACTTGGTGTTAACATGCTGAAAGAAAAGTGTGCTACCATCAAGCGCTTCATCGGTAAGTATGAAACGGTTGTCCAGAAGGATACTTCCAGACGCCGCAACGTTCTTGACCCTGAGCGTTCAGTGTTCGTAACCAATCCGCCCCGTGAATTCCCGTCAAAGGTAGCTCGTGAATTCTTCCTAGGTGAAAATCCCGAGATTGCAGCCAAGGAAGAAGAGTTCCGCGCTGGAATGAAGCGTGCGGAGGAAGAAACCGATGAGTCAACAAACGATTAACGGCTACAGTGTTACGCATGTTAGAGGCGTCATAACGCTCACCAGAAATGGTGGGCTAATGAGGTTCACAACGGGTGAATGTGAACCTATTAGACAGATTGTTAATATCGCACTGAGTATGGAGTCCTTAAAAGCTTTGCCTCCTGAAATTAACAATGGTAGATTCACCGTGCAATTTAAGGAAAATGATACTTTAGGATTGTCAGCGAATGACGGAAGAGAAGGTGCATTAGGCTTCACTTGGAGTGAAGGTGATGAACTGATCCTAACACTGGATGCGGCGCAAGGAATTGCGTTAAACGCACTAAAGCTAGGTATTCCGCTATAAAAGAAAAGCCGGTACGGGTAAATCCTGTACCGGCTTTCTATAATATGTTAAAGCAGCCTGCCCATTGAAGGCCCTATGTGAAGCATAGGACACCCTAGGGCGGGCTTTTTTTGTTTATGCGACCTTACTAGCGTGCGGTCGCTATTCCTCGAACAAGTCTAGGTTGTTCTTAAAGAATTCCGTTACCTTAATCAGACCCTCTTCAGGGTTAACTAGTGGTTCCCATCCTAAGTCTTTCTTAATGGGAAGAATATCAGAGACATAGCACTTCTGATCGCTAGGACGCCAATCTTCAAAAGACACTGCGGAGCGCTTGCCTGTAATTCGTTCCATCAAGCGTAGGTGCTGATTCAGGGTGGTTGTGTTCTGTACACCACCACCCAGGTTCCATACCCCGTGCTTTATCTTGGATCTTAAGAAGTAGTCATAGGCGCGCACACAGTCTTCTACATAGAGCATGTCTCGGACCTGATCGCCGTCACCGTAGACAGTCAAAGGCCAGCTTTTCAGGGTCGCAAGGCTGAACCAGCTCGCCCAACCTTGCTCGGAAAACGAGAGAACCTGATTCGGGCCGTAGATGCAGTTGTGTACTATAATATTCCCAGCCGTAAATACATGAGAAGTGTCTTCTACTTCTAGGTCGTACACGTAGCCGTGTGCTTTATATTCGATAGAGTCGATAGAATCAAAGATTCTATCATCATATTCTAACAATCTTAATCTTGTTAATAATATCTTATTTCGTTTTTCTTCAAAAGCAAATCCTATATTATTAAACGCAGTTCTTCCTTTAACGCCGCCTACAATGCGCACATTAGTTTGTACTGTAGTGCGTGTTTTCCAAACCTTAGGAGGCTTAACAGTTACAGAAGTTTCTATGTGGAAGTCTTTATAAAGAATATCACGAACAGAAGATATAAATTTATCTGATGTTATATTTATATCTTTACTGTGTGAAAATGTAATACATGTGTCTTTATGTGAAGGAGCACAGCACTCTGCGCCGAAGTAACCTCTCAAGAACGCTCTTTTCAAGAAAACAGATCCATCCTTTATGTAGGTTGGCACATCAATGGCTTGAGAAGTCTTATCGCCAATTGGCATCCCCATTGTAATCAATTCTTGACCAAAGAGACTATTAGAAAAATGTAACTTATAGCTTGTACCGGTAGCTACGTCACTATTGCTGTAGCTAGAAACTATATTTCCCGGATCAATACCTAATATATTAAGAGTATTTTTTATATTAATTAAAGCAGTTTTTGAACCATAAAAACTTATTATGTAAGAATTAGGTTTATTTTTAACTTTATACAAAGTCCCGTCGCCAAAAAGGTACCCTAACAATTCAGCTTTATGACATTCTTTTTCATTATAAGGCGCAGGCAAGGATGTTTGCGGAGACACTTCAACTAAATCTCCATGCATCAAATCTTTTAATTGCCTAAATCCATTTACTACTTTAACTCTATGATCTGCCGTTAAATTAAGTTTATATCCATTTTTAGTGGTTAATTCAAATATATATTTTTTACCATTATTCCAACAGTTAATAACTTTAGTCCAATTCTTACCTGTCCATACTAAGTCTTCGGGTCTTATATCAGAAATCATTTTAGTGCCAAAATAAGTAGAAACAAGCTGCCACTCTGCAAGACAGCTCATGCGAAAAACACCCGTCCTGACACCGTAGGTGTGTGCGTATTCTTGGCACAGCACGTCAGCGGCGTACTTGGAGGCACCATAGGGCGTCCGGCTGCCGTCCAAGTCGTTCGTCACCGGGAAACCAGTGAGCGACCAAGTACGGTTGGCGAATTCCCAACGCTCCTTATTCTCATTCTTTACAAATACGTCATGGATAGGATAGACCTTGTTTGTAGAAGCAAACGCTACCGCTGCTCCTGTACGTCTAGCAAACTCCAGAACATTAAAGGTGCCTATGTAATTGACTTCCATGTCTCTACGAGGATTCTCAATTGACGTAGGCACCCCACACTGTCCAGCGAAGTGTAGAATGTAATCAAAACGGTCACGAACATCTAACCAATCAAATACCTTAGGATTACTGATATCAGCGTTAATCCAGTGTATGTCAGCAGCTCTCAAAGCATCTAGATTAAAATACTGACGCTTACTAGATACTTTATGTCCTAGAAGTTCGCACCGCTCAAGGTTATCAAGGACCACAACATCGTAGCCCCTGTTCTTGTAGTACATAGCAGCGTGATACCCGATCAACCCTGCTCCACCTGTTACTAATATTCGCATGGCTGTCCGCCTATTTTTCAGCCCGTATTAACAATACGGGTTCTTGTTTATAGTGAGTGCTTATCATTTTATCAGAACGTACAACTTTCTTAAAATTAGCTTTATTACAAAGAGATATTAGTTTGTCTTCGTAGAACCCGAAGTGATGAGCCATGCCCTTTCTTTCAGTTTTACCGTAAACACTGGTTGTCCATATGTGTATAGCTTGTTCATCGTTATTTAATAATGCTTTATGTAAATAATCTATAACTTCTTTGAAGTCTGGGACTTCTATATAAGCTATAGCATTCGGCTTCAATACTCTTCGCATTTCTAATAGTGCCGGTAAATGCTTATCTCTTGTCAAGTGTTCTAATACATGAACACAGTGTATTTCATCAATAGAATTATCTTTAAACGGCAGTTGTACTAAATCACCTATAACTGTGACATAATCATGCCGTACCAGATCAAAATTGACCCATCCTCCGTGCCTATAAGATCCTGACACATTAGAACATCCAATATTAAGTTTCATGCTTGAACTTCAACAGGCCAACGCCGTTTTTGGTTTTAAAATGTTCTGATTCTAAATTAGAAGGAAGCTCTCTTATAAGTCGTTTCCAGTATTTATGTTGACGATCTCCACTTAGCGTATCATGAAATACAACAATATCTTTATACTTTAACTGCTTTAAGACATTATCATAATCTTTCTTTATGGCATCAATAGAATGATCTCCGTCTATAAAGTATAGTACATTCTCAGAAGTAGGTAAGGCTATACTGGTAAAAGCATTACAGTAGAAAGTAATATTTTTCTTTAAATGCTGAAGCTCAGGCTTATCCCACAATTTAGGTCGGTCTACAATGTCATGAGTATGAACAGTAGCGCCAGCTATGGCGAAGTGTAAAGCACTATAGCCATTAGCAGTGCCTATCTCCACAACGTATTTTATGTCATGCTGCTTAACTAATAAGCGCATTAGATCGGACTCTTCTTCCGTCATCCAACGCCCTGTATTAAATTTAGGATCAATTGTAATGTGTCTATACTTATTGACTGCTTCTACCATCATAATTTAAACCCTTCATAAATAGGTATGTTTTCTCTTAAATTATCAGGTACAGTTGGATATAAGTGAATGTTATTTCTCATGAATTCTGGTAACCAATTATAATCCTTTGGCATCACATTGTTAAACTTTAAAGGCTGATTCCAAATGGGTATAATACCTTTTTCAAAAGAGTCTTTAAGCTCGTCAGGTGACGGAACAGCTTTCCATCCTAAATAACCAGAGCTTTGAGCGATACCCACTGCCTTATACCACAAATCTTTCATGTCCTTGTAACAACTGCTAAAGTGCCAACCAACTCCAACGGACGTTCGATCACGTTTAGTGCCTTTTTGTCTTAGGTAAGTAGGCATGTCATTTCTTGTAATACGCCAGGGTTCTACACTGGACCCTGGAGAATCAATGAAAAAGTAAAAGCTTTTGATAACAGGCGCTATGTAACAATAATCTTGCTTAATAAGATTGTAAATAACATCCCACTTATTTCTAGACCATATCTCATCTACGTCTGTGTTACAAATATAATCAGCTTCTTTCTTATATTTGTTAAATATAAAATTCTGCTGCTTTTCTCTATTGCGCCTTCTAGCATCGTGCCACTGTTTTCTATCTGATTCAGAATAACTAGCCGGTATCTGTTCAAAGAAATCCGATGGTATACATTCATATTGAAGATTAAATCTCTTGAATCTATCCATGTTATTTTTGAATATCAATGGCTTATGCATACCTGAATAAGTCATTTCCGATTCAACAATCACTGTCTTATTTATAAAGTGTTGATGCTCGTCAAGGTGCGCTTCTAGTAAGTCTAACTCATGTAAGAAATTAATTACTTCTATTACTGTTTTCATTTTCTAGCTATTCCCCAAGAATCGGCATTTGGATTCATGTCAACGTAATAAGTTTCTAATGTT